ATGCCAGCACCGGACCGCACCGTCGCCGATTGGATCGCCGAGGGCCTGACCACGATGGCCCTGCATTGCTCGTGCGGGCACTATGCGACGGTGAAGCTCGCTGACCTGCCGCCGAGGATGACGCGCACCCGCCTCGGCCAGAACGCGCGCTGCGCCGAGTGCGGCAAGCAGGGCGCCCAGGTGATGCTGGACATGAAAGCGCACTACGCTGAGATGGAGGCGAAGGGCGGCTTCAGCGCGGGCTATCTGGGCGGCAAGGGCTGAACCGAAAAAACCCCGCGCGGCGGGTGCCGGCGGGGCTAGATGCTTGAGCCAACCCGCTGAACGCTTATGCTTGGCGATGAGCAGGAGGGCACATGGCCGAGATCAGACTTATCACCCCCAAGGAAGCCCCTTCTCCGGATCAAAGCCACGTGCTGATCGCTCCTGCGCCTGACGGCAGGTTCATCGCCAGGGGCTCAGTATCAAGCGATCGAGATGGGACGTTCTGGGATCCGCAGCCATTCGACACCGTCGAGGCTGCAATCGCAGATGCCCAGGCATGGGCGAAGCAGAACGATGTGCCACACATCTTCGTTCGCGAGCGCGCCTGAACCGTAGAGGCTGAAATGAAAAACCCCGCCGCGGCTGAGCCGGGCGGGGCTGGATAGGCGCTGCGATGTCGGGCGGTGTCAGCTTGGCGCCGGACCACCAAGGCCGAGTTCGCCCGTCCGCCACCAATCCCCGATGTAGGGCCGCGTGCGCTCGATCGCCGGGCCGATGTCTGGCCGGGTGGCGACAATGGCGCCTACCATGAGTACAGCGGCCCCGACGCAGATGCCGAGCGCGATCCGGCTGCGCCGCGGCACCTCACCGTCGATTGACCCGGTAGCAGCGACGTGGAGCACGGCGGCCATCATCGAGAACAGCACGATGAGCGGCACGATCTCGGCGTTCAAGAGCCACTGCGGCGCATCGGCGAGCCGGTAGATCGCGGCATAGACCGTCTGCGCCAAGTGCGAGAGGAACGACAGCCAGATGCCTACGATGAGGAAGTCGGCCTTGGTCGGCACCGGTCGGCGCACTGCTGCCCAGGCATCGCCCGCATAGGCGTAGACGACCACGCTGTAGAATGCCGCTGCGAGAATGCGCGTGGCCACGATCATATCGGCGTTCGGGACGAAGACGTTGACGATCTGATAGCCCGTGAAGAGCAGGAGAGCCGTCAGCCAGAGGATCTGCCGGATGCCGCTCGGTCCGTCGTTGTAGATCACCGCGCCTGCTCCTCGGCCCTGTGGGCTCGTTCGTCCATCTGTCGGATGGTGGCCTCGACCACCGCGCGCACGTCGCTCGAGAGATGCCCGCGACGTCGATCGCGCAGACGCTCGGCCGTGCGGCACTTGAAGGCGCTGACCACCGCCTCGACACTCTCGCGGTTTTCATCTGCGGCTTGGGCCACATCATCGGATGCTGCGCCCGCTCGGTGCTGCGCCTCGATGTTCTGCGCGAGCAGTGCGTCGAGCGGTGCCAGGTCCGGCGGCGCCGGGGGGCTCGGGAAGAACCACGACATGACGCGCCTCCAGATCATGCGCGCCCCCGAGCGGCCTGCGTAGCAAGGCCGTTGATGGCGGCCAGGATGTTGCCGACGGCGTGCCGGGTCTCCTGTGCCGCGAGTTCGACCTGCTTCGTGAGGTCTTCGCTGGCGTCCTTGTTGGTCTCTAGGGCCGAGGCGAGGCTGCTCTGCGCCGTGGCCGCCTTCTCTGCGGCCGAAGCCGCTGCGTTCAGGGCGAGCACGACTTTCTCGCGGTCGGCGATCTGGGCCGCCAACGCAGCGGCATGGCTTGCCTTCAGGTCTTTGTAGAGCGCCCGGATGACGAGGCAGGCGCCGATGAACAGGCCGATGAAGACGAGGCACGTCGCGCCGAGAACGCCCTGGTTCAGGTAGAACGTGGCGGTCTGGTCGATGACCGCCTGCGGGTTCGGCGTCTGCGCCAGGGCTTCGGAGACGAGCACGGATCAGGCCTCGATCAGCGTCGGGTCATCTCGTCCATGCGGCGCAGCTCGTCGGCATCCACAGTGCCGGCGGCGACCTGCGCCTGCGCCGGGATAAGCACGGCCGCCTCGCTGGCATGGTCGTCGAGGTCGAGCTTGCGGAAGATCCGGGCCGCGATGCCGTCGGCGCCGCCAGCCGCCTTGATGACCGCGGGCGGGGCTGTGTCGATGACGTACTGCGTGCCCTTGGCAATGACCGGCACCGCGACGTTGACCGAAAGCGTCTTGCCCTTGGCCGCGCCGTTCACCGCGTTGAGGCCGAAGCCGACAGCCGCCTCGAGCATCATCTCGACCCGGCGCTGCGACAGGAACAGGGCCGCCCACGGGTAGACCTTGCGGATGGCCTGGATGATGTAGGCCGCGATGATCGGCAGGAGGATGGTCAGGATCGGCTCGCGCAGGGACACGGCGAGCGCGACGAGCCAGTCGCCCCAGGGCAGGATCACGGCCTTATCGCCGACGGTGGCGACTTCGGCGGCGATGACGGGAGACGCGACACAAGCGAGCGCCAGCGCCGCGAGCAGAAGCACACGGGTCATGGTTATGGTCCTGATGGTGGAGATGCGCGGCGGGCCCGGCCGGCTCGGGAAACCAAATTCACTAGCTGCGGCACGAAAGTCTTGCGCGCGATAAAATTGCCGTGCAAAGTTTTGAGAGCTGCGCTGATCCTGTCTGGCCGGCGGATGGCGGGTCGACTTGAGCCCCCCTCAGGGTCGATCCGCCATTCTCACGCTTCACTCACACCCGAGCGCGCTCCGGCGATCGTCGTTGGCAGCTTGTGTGGCGCCGGCAGCGGCACGTCAGTCGGCCATCGGAACGACGTGAACTCCTTGCGTGGGAAGGCGGCGACCGACCACGCATCGCCCTGGTTGCCGCCCAGCAAGAAGATCTGGCTCGAGTTGGCGCCAACGACGAAGCCGACATGGCCCTGCCAGGACGAGTTGCCCCGCTTCTTGGTGGCGATGGCGCCGAGCGCCGGATCCTTCAGCCCGACGCCCCAGCTTTCATAGGACCGGGCCGCGAGGCTGCCGGAGGGTGCGTGGCCAGCGCGCTTCAGCATCGCGCCGACGGCGGCAGCGCACCACGCGACCGAGTCCTGCTTGATGCCGGAGAAGCCTGCATCGGCGAAGAGCTTCACGACGCGCGGGTTGTTGGCGGCGCCCGCGCCCTCGCGCACGCCAAGTTCGCCTTCCGCCAGCACCAGCCAGCCCGGCTTCTCGGGCGCCTCGCGCCACTCGCTGATGTCGGCCTTTTGCAGGGCGGCCTGCGTCTTCGGCCCGGCGATGCCGTCGGCCACCAGCCCGGCCGAGCGCTGGAACGCGGTGACGGCGGCGATGGTGCGAGGCCCGGCATCACCGTCCGCCCCGCTCTTCCCGAGGTCATACCCGCGCGCCAAGAGGGCGCGCTGGATCGCAGCGACGTCCATGGTGGTATTCTCCAATGTGAAGGGTGCGCGGCTCTACCCGGCCGGCTCGGGATCAAATGTTGGTCACATAAAGTGGAAGCGGCTTGAGCTTCGTGGCCCGCTCGGGGCATGAAGTATCGCCGCTGGCTCTACCTCATCAGCCTTGGGTCGGCGGACAGCGGGCCGGCTCGGGTTCCCCCTCGTAACCGGCCCGCTGCATTCAGACCCTGCACCGCCATGGCCATACCCGCACGCCGAGAGCGCGCGCCGGATCGCAGCGACGTTCGTGGTAGTTTTCTCCGGTTGGGAAGGTGTGTTGCCGCCTCGCACTTCACGCGCGCGGGGAGCCGTGCTTCAGAAGCCGTGACCGGGTGGGCGAGGATTTCAGCCAGGAGCCCCGCAAGGCTTCGCACGGTCGGTTCAAATCCGACCCCCGGTCTCCAGATTGTCAGAGATGTCAGGCTCGGGCCGGGTGGCGCGGCGAGCGGGAACGGAGACTAGGGGCTCAGACGCTACGGGGCCGGCGCCGATACCGGATGGCAACGAAGCCGTCGCCGCCCCGGCCGCCAGCGCCGGAAGTAGAGCCGTTCGTTGCAGCGCCGCCCGAGCCACCGCCCGAGCCGTGCTTGCCGTTGCCGCCATTTCCAGCGTTGCCGCCAGCCGCGAGCCCGGCGCCGCCGCCGCCGCCACCGCCACCGCCGCCTGAAGGATCGGGAGACGAGGAGCCGTCCCCGCCGTTGTTGCCGACGGCGCCACTGACACCGATGCCGCCACGCAGAGGTGCGCCGTTTGTCAGCGTGCCGATACCGCCAGCGCCGCCACTAACCGAGACGTTCCCAGCAGAGATGCCGCCGCCAACGCCGCCGCCGCCCGCGCCGCGCAGGCCCGCCATTCCCCCAACCGCAGTCGCTCCGAGGTTCGACGGGAGGCCCGCACCAACGAGGCTCTCGGAGAGGTTCTGGCCAGCCGTACCGGCGCCGACAGCCGTTGTGCCTCCGCCCCCGCCGGGGCCGCCGCCAGGGCCCACAAATTTGGCAGCGGTGCCGGCCCTGATGGTGGTCGATCCGCCAGTGCTGCCGCTCAGGCCGTTCGTGTCGGGAGTTGAGACAGGCGCGCCCCCAGCGCCGCCCAGGCCGATGTCGAGCGTGACTACGCGGTTGGGGAACTCGGCCGCAGCAAACACGCGGGTGTTTCGTGCCCCGGCGCCGCCGGAGCCGCCCGACGCCCTGATGGTACCGGCAGCGCCGACCCTACCGGACCCGCCGCCGCCGCCGCCGCCGTTGGCTTCGAACTCGGCCTCATCGACATCGGGTGGGAAAGTCCATGTGCCGGCGGTGTCGATGCGCTCGACGATCAACTCGAAGCCATCGCTCGTGACGTAGCGCGTTGCGCCCGCCGGCACGCCGATCGCCGACAGGGTGTTGCCGCGCGCATAGATGTCGGCGGCAAGCCCTTCAACGCGACGGTAGGGGGTGTGCGCGCTGACCGCCATGTAGATGAGCGGATAGAGGCTCGCCACGCGGCCGGACACGATGCCGACGGTCAGGGTATCCGTCCTGACATCGATAGCGGCGCTGACCTGATCGGGATCGACGCGAACAACGGAAGAAGGGTCCACATCGAAGATGGTCTGCGCCGTGCCGTAGTGGTGGCAATTCGCAAGCTCGATGCGGAACGAGGCAAGCGGCTTGCCGACAGAAGCGCCCGGGCCATCATCGCCCGCAGCGCGACCGCGTGCGACCCTCAAGAACGTGTCGCAGTCCCCGTGGTATTCGATGTCGGTGAAGCGGCAGTTTCGGCCGTGCCCGTGGATCACCGCGCCGATTGGTCCGGACTGGCCCTGGCCGTGGCGCGTTGCTCCGGTCGGGTAGCCGGGAGAGACATTCGGGTATGTCGATCGGTTTTTGATCTTCACTTGAGATACGGAAATGTTCTGCGCCTCCAAGAGGCCGATCACTCCGAACTTCCCGTGGTCGCCAGATACAACCCGATGCGGGAAGTGACCGCAGTCCTCGAACAGCCCGCCGCGCAAAGTGGCGAATTGGGTGTTGGGGTCTCCGTCCGGCGCCTTGGTCGCATCAATACCGGCGAAGATTGCCGCTGCGCCGCACCGCTTGGCCGAGATGTCCACGAACTCGATGTTTACCGCCTCTCGGCCGGCACCAGCATATCCCTGCGTGAACACAGCCGCGCCCGCACAATCTTCGGCGTGGAAATTGAACACCCGGCAGTCATCGCACCCCTGCTCGAAATTGATGCCTTTGCCACCCGATACGCTTGGAACGGCGGGGCCGAAATTGTAGGCGGCGCAGTCTCGGAGTTCGGCGTCGGATAGTCCTGTGGCGAACCCAAATGCATTGTCGTTCCAGCCGACAGCAATGGTAGCGCCGACATCGGGAACCAGCGTCCAGGCCGGGCTCACCGTCGCCACTCGGGTCGCGCCGTTGTAGGCGGTGACGGTACGCACGACTCCGCCCACCCCTGCCGTGCCAACATCCCCGGCGAAAGAGACGCACTCGATGTAGAGGCCCACATAGAAGCCATCCACGCTCGACGCTTCCGTGCCAAGCTGTACGGTGTTGCTGGTGGACGCCCGAGCAGCTGTGACGAACACGGGCGCGATGAGCGACTGATCGACCTTGATATTGTCCAGGCGCAAGCCGGTGCAAACATAGCTTCCGGCTATGCCAACCTTGTTGCTGATGAAGCTCCCGAGCGGGCGGCGCGCAGGGTCCGTAAATGACCCATAGCCAGTCTGGAAAATCCGAAAGTCACCCTCGCCGCTGAACTCAAGACCCGAAGCAACCTTGATCGGGCCATCGACCTTCCACGGTCCTGGCGAGCCTACGAGCGGCTGCTTGAGGGACGCCGCCCCCAAGATCGTCTCGTAGATCTTCCGGGCGTTGTCGAAGGTGTCAGTGTCGGCCCGAGCATAATCTTGCAGGTAGATTTTGGGGCGGATGAACTGGATTAGCGGCTTTGCCGGAACAGGATTGGCCGCATCCGGATCGACGCGAACCGGCGTATCAAGCGATACCTTCTCGGCCAACACCCCCGGCAAGCCAGGCACGTCGGCAATTCCACCGACGCCAAAGGTGGACGACGGCTGCGGCGGCCATTCGCCGTTCTCCTTTGGGCCGTAGACGAGGTTCGCCTGCCCCTCGCGCTCGACGACGAAGTAATCTCCGTCCTCACCATCCGACGGCTGCGGCGCCAGCGTGCCCGTAATGAAGCCCGCACCGCGTCGCCCTGCCTGCCCAGCGATCGCCACGGGCGTAACGATCGGCTGCCGCCCCTGGCCGAAGGTAATGCCGGCGCGGTCGGCGACGAACTCACGGATCTGGGCCGGATCGGCATAGAAAAGCCGAACCGGCGCGAACAGGCGCCGGGTATTGCCCACCACCTCCAGCAGGTCGGCGGTCAGCTCCCCGCGCGGGAACTTGGCCTGTGCGAACGCCCGCGAGACCTGATGCACCAGCGTGTTCTTCACGGTCTGATCGCCGCTACCGTCGGTCGGCGGAACCAGGGTCAGGCCATCCTGGAAGGTGAGAACCTTGATCTCCTCGACCGGCTCGGCGACGCCTTGCTTGGTCTGTGCTGGCGCGATCCATGCCTCGAAGACACGCCCCTCAATCGACAGCGGGTTGCCGGCCGCGTCGTACATCGGGATCTCCCAGTAGGGGTCCGTCTGGGTCGAGATGGGGAACTGCGGCAGACCAGCCATAGAGCGCTCTCTTGCGTCAGGCAGCCGAACGGCCGCGGCGCGGCGGTGAGCCACGCGCGGGGTCGGTCAGGGTTGCGGGTGTTGGGGTGGGCGGCTCAGGCCGGCCCGGGTCGCCTCAGTGGGCGGTGGCCGCAGCGTCAGCCGGCGCGAGCGGGGTCTCGGGATCGTTCTGGGCGGCAGCAGAGGCAGGGCCGTCGCGGTCGTTCAGCAGGGACGTGAGGCGGTCCACCTCGGCCTTCAGGAGGCGCGCGAGGTCGATGGCCTCGGCCTTCTCGCCGGCGATCTTGGCGCAGCGGGCGAGCGCGCCATCGCGCTGCGCTTGAAGCTCCTCGATCCGGCCGTTGATCTCGGTGAGGCTGATGGTTTTCGGGGCGGGCGCGTCGCTCATGCTTCGCCCCCGGCGGCCGGCTCGCGCTTGGCGAGGTTGGCCGTCTGGATCTGCACGGCCATCTGCTGGCCGCCCGACGTGAACACCAGCACCCACGAGTGCAGTTGGTTCGGCAGATCGCACAGCATGATGCCGACATCGCCGATGCCGATCTCCGGAGTTAGCCCACTGCGGGCGGTGATCGTCACTGGGTCGCCCGCCTTGAACGCGCTCGCCTCCTGCATGGCGCGGAAGGTCTCACCGAGATACGCGGCGATCTCATACGGCGTGCTCAGGGTGCGCTGCCGGCTTTCGGAGAAAGTGAGCATCGTGCGTTTCCTTATGCTTTCGGCTGGAAGCCGGCGAGGTGGAGTTCGTTGATCTGAACCTGCCCCGCGCCTGGCGAAGTGTAGCTGTACTGGATGCGGACGCTGCGCATTCCGGCAGGCAGATACCTGATGCACGAACACCGGAAATCGAACGTATTGTTTCCAGCGCCGGACGTGATGCTTTGGTTCAAATCGTTGAACCTGAAGTACCCGGCAAGCGCCCCATCTACGATCAGCTGCATGCCGGAAAGCTGCGTGTTCTGAGGCCCAGTGATCGTTATCTTTCCAAACACCTCAATGAAGGCAGGAAAGTCAGGGTTCGTTACTAGATACGTGAAATTGAGGTTGGCATCGAGTTGGTTACTCACCGATCCAGCGCCGGCTATCAGCGTGTAGGACGGGATATCGATGCGTAGTGGAACCGAAGCCTGTCCCGACGTGAGTACAAGGTTCGGAACCCTCAGCGTCCCGGTGCCGGTATCGAACGAGAAAGCCGGAACACCTGATGCTCCAGGCGCGGTGATGAAGAACTTGTCGGCATCGAACCGGACTGCGCTGCTGCCGTTGGGGAGCAGGTCGATCATCATCCCCGTGCCGCGGGTCTGGCCGTTGGTCTCAGCCGCGAGCAGCACCTCGAACCGGGCTTGTACGCCGGAGATGTCGGAGCGGGCGTTGAGCGTCATGCGCCCGAATGCGGTGCCGCGATCAGTCTGAGCCTGCACCGCCGTGATCTGCCCGGCGAGCGCGCCATCGGCGTTGATGCGGACCTGCTGCTCGTTGAGAAAATACGATCGGTCGCTGTTGGTTTGGGCGATGAGCGCATCGGTCCGCTGCGCCTGCGCGCTATCGCCATCCGCTCGCGCCGTCTGCTCTGCGGTGATGGCGGCGAGGTTTTCGCCGTACCGCGCGCTCAGAACTTCGAGGCTGGTTGCGGTTGCCGCATCGTTGGTGATCCGAACCTGCTGCTCCGACAGGAAATAGGATCGGTCCTCATTGGTCTGCGCAATGAGGAGATCGGTGCGCGTGGCCTGAACACCATCCGCAGTGATCCTCGCCTGGCGCTCTGTGATGACGGCAGCCTCAGCCGACCCGAGGCGCACCACGGCGGCGCTGAGATCGCCCGCAATGGCTTCGTCGGCAGTCAGTCGCTCCTGCTTCTCGTAGACGATGGCCGCCGTGTTCGCGTCGCCGACGGCTGCTGCGGCCAGGACGCGCGCGAGGAGGTCGCTGGCCTTCTCGTTGGCAACGCGCTCCACCTCAAGGATGTGGTCTATCCGCTCGCGAACGTCCTGCGTCAGGCCCTCGTAGTCGATGGGCGGAAGCCGCAGCTCGACCTGGCTGTTGTCGATCAGGGGCGCGACGGTGGTGAAGGTCGTGCTGACGTAGTCACCCGGTAGGCCCGTGCGCCCGAAGGCTCGAGCGCGAACCGTGACGGGCTGGTCCGACTGGCGCATCTGCGCCCGGCCGCTCGACGCCGGGCCGTAGGGTGACAGCCCCTCCCAGGTGGCGCCGCTGTCATAGGAGAGATCCGCCTCGTAGTTGCGGGCGCCGCGCGTCGTCGAGACGCCCCAGACGACTTCGATGCCCGTCTCGATCCGCTCGCACCGAGCGTGCAGCACTGAAATCTGCGGGATCAGCGGTTCGGCGAGGTTATCGGCGTTGATGGGGAACGGCGCGATCACCTGCTCGTCGAGCAACTGCCAGACGCGCGGATCGTCGGCCACCATCTCGATCTGGACGTGGTCGGCGTCGCTCGGGATCGCCGAGCGGGCGACATAGGTCTCCTGGATCTCGACGAGGTCGCCGATCACCACCGTGGTCGGATCCTGCGTGTCCCGGTTCAACACGCTGGCGAGACTGCGGCCCGTCTGCGCCGCGAGCGCTGCCACATCGTCAGGATGAAGCTCCAGCCCGCGCGGCCCGACGCCTCGCATCCGCAAGATGCCCCATTCCCGGCCCTGCCGGTTGCGGATAGAGCCGTATCCCCACGCGGCCGGCACGTTCGCCGTGACATCGAGCGTCAGTATGTTGCCGGAGGCGGAGGCGACGCCGAAGGCCTGCTTCCCCTTCAGGAACCAGAGATCCGACAGGACATGGTCGCCCGGGAAGACGAGGCGTCCGTCCCACTCGGTCGTGACGCGCCGCTCGGCACCGCGGAACACAGCGATCGCCGCCAGCCACGTTGCGTGCTTCAGTGCGTGCAGGCCGTCGCGGATGCCGTTGACCCGGTAGCGCTTCGGCGTGCGTGTGGCGGGGCCGTAGCTGAACCGGACCTCATCCGGCCGGCGCGGATCACCGTCGCGGTCGAACTCGACGATGACGTCACCGCCCTCGACCTTGGTCTTGAAGGTCGCGCCGGCGCTGTCGCGCACGATCTGCCGGCGGGAGAGGATGTGGCGCGGCTCGGCACGGCTCTCGTCGCGCACGAAGGAGTGGACCGGCCCGACCTTCACCGGGTCGCAGCGCAGCGGCAGCAGCACCTCGGATGCGGCTTCCCAAAAGGAGGACACCTCGGGCAGCACGCCATCGAAGGTGTCGTTCGCGTCGAGCAGGTGATGGTAGTAGATCGCCTTGGATTGGTCGAAGCCGTTCGGAAGGGCGAGACCGTGCTGCGACCGCACGAGGTCGGCAAAAGCCCAGACCGCTTTGCGCTCGGCCTGCTCGACCCAGGCGGAGCCGTTCCACACCGGCACGATGCGGGTGGCATCGACCCAGATCTCGGAGAAGGCAGTGACGGTCAGGCCCTTCCCGGCCCGCACGCGCATGACGATCTCGGTGGTGTCTGGCCGGATCCGGACATCGTCCTTGATCGCCGCCATCTCGTCCCACGAGGCGGTGTTTTGCTGCTCGAAGCCGACCGCCTCGGGGTACATGTTCTGTGCCCGCACCTGATAGGCGGCATTCTTCGGCAGGCGGAAGTAGGCCGAGCGGCGCAGCGGCGTGGTGGTCAGCGCGGTCGCACCTTCGCTCGAGCGCCAAAGCTCGAACTCCGGCCCGATCGCTTCGCCCGTGTTCGGGTTGATCTCGCGCGCCTGGAAGATGACGCCGGCCACGGTCGGGGCCTGCCGGCCCTGCGACGATGTCCGGTAGATCGCGGGGTAGGTCCACGACATCTGCGCGGCGTCGGCGGTGACGCCCTGCGGGGTGAGCCGGAACCACGGCGTCCACTCGGGATTGCCGCCCGGCCGCGGCATCTCCTGCCCGCTGACAGACGGCGAGGAGATAACGTCGCCCGGCGCGATGGCCGAGGGCTGGCCGTACAGGAACTCGATGTCGGTGCCGAGCGGGCCGGCGGTCGCGGTGAACGGCGCCTGGATGCCGCCACCCTCGGTCCAGAACACCGCCTCGCCGACATGCACGGCGTGGATCTGGAACCGGCCGATGCCCAGCGTCATCCGCTTGGTGAGCACCATCGTGTCGCCGTCGTAGGCGAAATAGTCCTTCTGGCTCAGCGGTGGGGTGGACCAGCACCGGCCGTAGAGCAGCGGCTTGCGCGCGCCGGGCTTCGGCACGTTGCCGCCACCGGCGACGCTAAACAGGCTGCGCTCGGTCTTCTTCTTGGCCGCGGCCGAGGCCTGCGCGGCGTAGCCAAGAGCGACACCGCCGATGACAAGGCCGGCCTGCACAGCGCCTACCGACACGCCGGCTCCGAGCGCACTGGCAAGCACGGGCGCGGCGTAGGGCGCCACCGCGATCAGCGCGATCGACGCAATGGCGAGGCCGATGGAGGCAATCCCACCGCGGCCCGGCACGATGGTGACGAGCACCACGTCGTCCGGCCCGACCAGCGTGCGCCGCCAGTCCGCGCGCAGCCGCTTCGTCCCATCCGTCGGCCGCAGGAAGGTCTCGCCCTTCCGATGCACCGAGACGATGAAGCGGCGGCCAGGCGGCGGCTTGTGCCGGGCGACGATCGTAGAAAGCCGACGGCGGCGGCGATCAGGCAGCCGCACGGGCTCGCCGCGGGTCTGCCCGGCGATGTTCGCGGTGACGATTAGGGTCATGCAGCCTCTGAGGCTGTGAGGAAGGATGCGAGCCGGGGAGCCTTGTGCGGCTCATCCGGCCGTTCACCATTGGAGGTGCTAGCCAACCCGATGGAAACCTTGATTGTATCCAACCATACAAAGGGGTTGGTTACTGCATCTGCCGATGCAGAAATCCCGACTTACGTTCATTAACTCAGAATTAGGAGCGCGATATTTAATTGGGCAAAACCTCATCGCGTGCCGACCATGCCTGATAACCAAAATCGCGCCTCCGAGCGGACGGATGTGAATTGGATTTCGATTATACGGCTGCCAAGCGGAACAGAGGTGCCTTGCTCGATAAAGGATGTTTCCTCATCGGGCATGAAAGTAGCTCTGCCTTCCGATGTATCTATACCCGATACATTCAACATTCGAGTTGTTGGCCGAGATCTCATATTTAACGTTCAACAGGCTTGGCGGCGCGGCCATTTCGTTGGGCTAACAATATTAAAAATCGGCAAGCTTCCTGCGCCGAAGCAGGCGGCATCTAACGAGGACGCAGCGAGCACAGCTCCGGCTGACTACCATCGCATTGGCGCACGTCGGAGCTACCGCTCACGCGATTAGCGCATGCAACCACCATCACGTCTCCGCTCAGGCGGGGATCAGGTACATTAGCTGCCAGCGGCGCGCCGCGGCGAGTTCGAGCGGCGGGTCGAGCACCACGCCGTGCCGCTCATCGGTGTGCAGGATCAGCCCGCCATCCTGGGCGAGGTACACGCCGCAATGGGTCTCGGCGCCGGCGACCTTGCCCATCAGCACGAGGGCGCCGTCCACGGGCGCCGGGATCTCGCGCCACTCCCCGCGGGCCGGGTGGCTCGCCATCGTCGCGGCGCGGGCGCGGGCATTCGCCACGAGGCCGGGGTCCGCCGCCGGCAGCGTTCGCCCGAACAGCTCCGCCTGCACCAACGAGGCGAGCCACCAGCAATGGCGCTCGGCCGTGTCGTAGGGCGTCCCGCGCCAGCGGCGCAGGAACGCGGCGCGGTCGCTCATGTGAACAGGGCCGGGTAGCTGGTGCGGTCGAAGAAGGCGTTCGGGCCGCTCGGCACGTTCTGCTGCCGGCCGTCCGGCCAAGCGATCGTGCCCTCGGCGCTGTCCGCCGAGAGTTCGAGCGCCGTCATCTCCAAGCCGCTGAAGCTGTCGTCGTCGGGGCCGGCCACCCGGTCGATCTGCCCCGGCAGGACGCGATAGAACCGGATCGTGACCCGGTTGGCCTGATCGTAGCCGATGGCGTCCTTGAGCAGGTCGTGCATCAGGTCCGACACGTTGTCGATCCGGATCTTACCCTCGGTCGGCCCGTCGCTGTCGGCGCCGGGGGCGATGATCTCGAAGGCGCAGAGCAGGTGGGCGAGACGGGGGCCACCAGCCTCGATCGGCAAGGCCATCGTCTCGCCCGGCTCGCCGAGTTGCCCGTCCACGTTCCGCACCAGACGAATAGCGGCGTCGAGCGAGGCGTGGTCGACCTCCAGCGTCTCGATCACCACGACCTCGTCATCGCCGGAGGCGTAGGCCTCGCGCAGAGCTGAGCTCAGTGTCATGGGCTCACCAATCCTGAACGACGAGGGTGAAGGAGACTTGGTACTGGGTCGGACCGAAGGGCTTGAACGCCACCTCGCCCTGGATCCAGCAGACGCGTTGGCCGATCAGTCTCATGTCCGGCAGCAGCACGGGGGCCATGAACCGGCGGGCGCCCGTGTTGAGGTCGTTGAGGTGGAACGCCTTGAAGATCACGAACTGGTCGAGGGTCAGCACGATCGTCATGCTGACCGGTGTGGTGACGAACAGCTGCCGTCGGCGCATCCGAGGCGGGCCGTCGTCGAACTGCGTCGCCTGTACCGACGGGTGCAGGTTGGTCGAACCACCTGACGACAACGACCCCCGCAGGTCCGGCAAGGACGAGGGCCAGGACGGGATCGCCATGCGTCAGCCGTTCCGGAAGCCGGCACCGCCAGCCGCCTGCTTGAACGGCCCTTGACCGCTGGCCGCGCGCTGGCCCATGCGCCCTTCCACGCTACGGACGATCACGTCGAAGCCGCCGTCTGGGCGTCGACGCGCGGTCGGCTCGATGTCGGGTGATCCGGCCGGACGCTGGTCGATGAAGTTGAAGGCGGGCGCTGCCCCCGAGACGGCATTCGCAGGCGGTGGCATCCACGCGGGCGCACCAACCGGCCCGCCCGTAGCGTAGCCCGGCAGGCCGCGCCGGATGGCCTCTGCGACGGCGACGCCGCCGACCCGAGCAACATCGCCCTGAGACCACACCACCTCGCCGCGGTGGACAATGCCGGCAGGCTCCAGGCGGCCGCCAGTTCCGGTGTATCCGCCTGCGGAAAAGCCGGGGCCGGCCGGCGATGAGTAGAGTGTTGCGCCGGTCGCGTTGCCGCCACCGAACATACTGGAGATGAAGCCCCCGATTCCACCGCCGCCGGGCCCGTTGCCTATGGCCCCGAAGGCTGAGGAGATCGCGCTGTCCATCACCTTCGCGATGAGCCGGTCGGCCGCATTGCCAAAGGCGTTCGAGAGGGCGGTCGCCGCATCACCGCCGCGGCGCAGGTCGGTGACGAAGGAGGTCACGCCGTCGGTGAACAGGCTCTTGGTCTCGGACATCTCCAACGTGTCGCGGGTCCGGCCAATGGCCGCCTGCGCCTCGGGTGAGGTCGTGTCGCCAAACCGGGAGCGCGCCGTGGCGTAGGCTTGCTGGTCGATCCGGTCGCGGCCGAGTTGATCGCGGCTGAATTGATCGTCGCGCGTGAACTGCACGAGGCGTCCGGTCCGCTCGACCGAGACGAGCTTGTCGTTCAGCCCGGAGAACGCGATCGACGCCGCATCTGCGGCCGTAACGCCGCGGGCAAGCAGGGCATTGTACTGCTCGGTCGCCCTGGTCTGAGCCTCAAGCACCGCACCGTTCACACCATAGAGCTCGGTATTCAGGCGCAGGTTGTCGTTGGCCGATTTCAGCGCGCGCGCGTTCGCATCCTGATCGCGGGCGAGACCGGCCTCCGACACGTCGCCCATTTGGCCCGACTTCCGATTGACCTCGGCAAGATAGGCGCGGTTCACCGATGGGTCGTTTGAGCCGCGGTAGGCCATGATGCCCCGGCTCAGATCCCCCCCGTTCTGGTCGATCTTCATCTGCAGGACGCCAGCGATGCCCTGCGCCATGGTGGCGACGTCCGTCCGGTCGAAGCCTTGCGGCAGGTAGCCGAGACGCACCGCCTCCTGTGCCGTCCCGCGGGTGATCTGGCCGAGCCCGTAGGCGGATGACGGCCTGCCGTCCTCGCCCAGGATCTTCGAATAACCCACGTTCGCGTTGCCGCTCGACTCCTTGCCTGCGATGGCGGCGATGATCTCGGCAGAAACCGACCCGCGGGCCGCGCTCAGGATCTGGCTTTGCAGCGTCGGGTCGAACCGCGAGAACGCGCCACCGGTGCGGTTCAGGTCGAGTTGGTTCTGTCGCTCCAGGGTCTGGATGCGCGTGACCCGCTCCATCTCCAGCGCCTGAAGCCGGGCGTTTTGCTCCGACGCCGTACCACTGGACAGGGCCTGCTCGGCGCGCGCCTTGAAGTCGAAATCGATCTGTGCGGCGCTGCGGTTCCGATCCGTAAAACCAACAGTCTGGCTGTCGAACTGCGCCTGCCGGAGGCTCGCCGCGAACTGCTCGCCGCCCGCCTTCATGTTGTCGCGCAGCGCCTCCGACGAGCGCACCATCCCGTCGAGGGCGTTCTGAGCGGCCCGCTGCTCGTCGAGTGGCAGGCGGCTCAGGCCGGATCGGATCTTCTGCGCGCCGTCTTCCAGCCGCTTCAGCGCCTCCTCGGCCGGGCTGAGTCCGCGCACAATCGCACCGATCTCTGCCGACAGGCGGTTGTTGTCGATCTCCTGCGAGATGGTGCGCGCGCGGGTGATGCGCGCTTCGACCACCTCTAGCTCGCGCTTGGTCTGGGCGATGGCGTTGTTGATGTCCTCGAGGTCGCCGCCGCGGGATGACGCAGCCCGGCCAATGCCGGACTGCTGCTGCCGCAGGCGCTCCTGAAGAACGCCCCGGATCTGCTCATCCGCGCCGCCGCCGGTGCCGCCGAGTGCCCGATCCGTCAGGCTGCCGATGCCGCTCCATGTGTCGGAGACAAGACCGCTAAGGCGGGACCAGCGGCTCTGCTCCTGGCCGAGATCGCGCGTGCTGTCGCGCAGGGCGTCGAGCAGTCGCTTCTGGGCGCCGAGCCGATTGCCTTGCGCATCCATGCGCTGAATACTCTCGGCCTGAGCATCGCTGAGCAAGCCATAGCGATCAGCCAACTCGCCCGCGCCGCGCGAGACGTCGGAGAGGATGCCGGCGAGCGCCGTCGCGCCCTCCTGCTGATCGACGCCCAGAAATCCGGCGAAGCCGCGTGTGGCTGCCAAAGCGCCGGGCAGCACCTCCGACCCGACGCGGCCCGTCGAGGCAAAGGTGACCGCCATCTCGCGCGTCGCGTTGCGGGTCAGCCCAAGCGCCCGCGACTGCCCATCGGCCAGCGCATTGATTTGCGCCAGCGTGACACCGGATGCGCGGCCGACACCACCAAGTGCACGCTCGGTCTCGATCTGAGCGCTACGGTAGGACATGAGCGCAGCAGTGCCGACGCCCGCCGCCAGCGTTACGCCGCCGAGCGCGATGCCGACAGGGCCGATGCGCGTCAGGAACCCCCCGACGGCTTCCGCTGCCTGCCCGAACGCGCCCTTGACGCTTGCCCCGCCCGGACCAGCAAAGACCTGTGCGATCTGCGGACCCTGCTGCAGGGCGATCATGCTCAGCGGCGAGCCCGAGCCGAGCTGCGCGGTGATGTCGCCGCCCTGATAGATCAGATTGGTGATTTCGTCCGAGCGGAGGCGTCGACCGGCCGCGTTCTGATTGGCCGCCGTGCCAAGTCCGCCCAGCCGCCGCGAGGCCTCAGCATTTGCGTCGGCACGGGCGCGGGCGACCTGAACCTCGGCAAGCGACGCCGCCCCCATCGCCCCCAGCCCCTGCCAGCCGGCTGAGGCATTGGCGACCGAGCGAGCCGCAGCGGCGCTCCGCTCTGATGCGGCGGCCATCTCGCGCTCCGCCGCGCTGACCCGGCCGAGCGTGGCGATCTGATCTACGAAGGCCGTCTTCCGGCGACTCACGGCAGCGGTGTAGGCGTCCTCCGCCAGCACGCCGGCGGACAGTGCGCCCCTCAACTCAGTCAGGTCGGCGCGATAGGCACGCTGCGCCTGAAACAGCGGGTCATACCGAGCGCGCAGCCGATCAGCAGCTTCGGCAGCGGCGGCGAAGTCGGAGGCGCGCTCGCCGCCCACTGACGGCGAGCGAATTCCAAGGCGCTGGTTCAGCGTCGCCTGAAAGGCAGATGCCTGCGCGATGGCAGCCTCGCGCGCCGCGATAGTGTCTCGAGCCAGGGCACGTTGCTCGACCGACAGGCGGTTGGCTGCCGCCGCCGCATCGTCATAGCGGCGCTGGAGCAGGCGCTGGGCCTCGGCAGCCTCATTGGCGATTGATGCGTCCTGCCGCAGAGCGCGGTCCACCACCGACAGCCCGCGCTCGTACTGCTGCAGGGCTCGCACCGTTGGATCGACCGTCGCGCGCAGCTTCTCGAAGGCGGTCGTCGCCGACAACTGCCGGCGGGCTGCCTGCTCGCTGACGAGGGCAGCGCGCTCGCTCTGCTGGGCAAGGTTGGTCTGCGACGAGGCGGCCGCATCGGCGTCGGCGCGGAATTTCTCCGCGCCTTCCGAGATGTAGCTCACCTTTACGGTGCGCAGGGCGGCAACAGAGGCCATGCTACCTCACGTTCCTGTCGGCTTCATCTTCTCGCGCATCCACGCGAGCCAGACCGCGTCCATGGCCCGCAGGAGGGCGGCGAAGCGGGCGAATTCGTCGCTGTCGGCGAGACCGGACCGGCGCGCGTAGCGATCAATGGCAGACCAAGGGATGGCGCCCACCGAGCCGAAGCCCAGCGCGCGCTCACCGCGCAAATCGTGGAAGGCGCCCCAGATGAAGGCGAGGCGGTCGGGCAGGTCGGGCTGCCGAACCAGAGCTGCAGGCACCGTATCGCCCTCGGCCGCCAGTTCGGCGAGCCATTCCGCTCGCTCGCCCCAATCCAGGCTCCAGCGCAGCGCCTCTAGGAGTTTCCCTCGTCGTCGTTCCGATCCTGCTGAGCCTCGACGGCGACCGCGTCCGCTGCCCAATCCACGGCATCGCGGAGCATCTGGTAGGCCGGATCAGTCAGGAGCGCCTTGGCGGTCTCGCGTTCAAAGGGCAGCGGCTGATCGGCGGCGCCGATGGTCCCGTCGCCCTCGACGCCATCCCAGCCGAACAGCACCGCGTCGAGAATGGCCTCGGCCTCGATCTCGCGTTGCTTCTCCGGCGCAAGGCCGCGCAGACGATCGGCCCGCGGCACGGCCCGCAACAGTTCGTCGAGGCGACGGCGGTGATCCGCGTTGCCGGCCGGGCGAACCTTGAGCCGGAGATCGCCGAGGCCAGGGATCTGGCCGACCCAGCGTCCCTGCGTATTAGTGGTATCGGTCTTGAGCGCTGAGAGCTTCATGCGGCGTCGTCCTTCGGTTTGGCGGGCGCGGTCGCCTTGGCGGGGGGCCTGGGCTCTCTCGCGAGTCCCTTGGCGATGAGGAGCGCGGCGTACTCGTTCGAGAGTTCGGGCTGTTCGCCTGCGGTGAACCGGCGCTCGTCCTTGCCCGTCGGGTAGCCGTCGAAGGTGCGGAGAATTTCGACCGTCTTCATGCGACTCCCCTCGCGATCTGCAGGGTCGCGTCCGTCCCCGGGTCGTAGACCGCGCGGAACGGGATCGAGACCATGACGTCGTCGTTGTTGCCGCCCGGCCGGCGCTCGCCGTTGCCGAAGATGATCTTGGGCACGAGGAACGCGTACTTCTGGTTAGCGGCATTGCCGATCGTGAACCCGAGCGCACCCGAGCCGTGGCTCAGCACACGCTCATACAACTCGTTCGTCTCGAAGTAGGCCTCCAGCGTGCCGGTGACCTCGAACCGCCCGTATCCGAAGGAGTCGGTGTAGAGGGTGCCGACGAGCGGGCGGGTCCGGAGGTTGTTGGTCATCTCTAGGCTGAGGCTGCGCACCTTCGGCGCGGCGAGGCCCGCCACCTGCAGGTTCGCGACGTTGGCCGAAGCCGTCGAGATCGGCGTCGTGCTCGCCGCATCGTAGGTGGCACCGGTGACGATGGCAGTGTCGAGCATCTCCTTCTGCGCCATGATCGACACGGAGCCGGTCACCTTCGCCCGCGCCGCAATGGCCAGGCTCAGCGCGTTGATCATCGCGCCGGAGAAGCGCGAGAACGACTGGTTGCCGCCGCCGAGGTCGACCCGCTCCTCGAAGGTGAAGCTCTTCGGCGTCACGCCGTTCTTCAGGACGTTGGTCGCCCAGGAGCTGAACAGCACGGCCTCCAGCATATCGTCGGTGAAGCCGCCGTAGGACCACTCGGTGTTGTAGGCGCCAGCCACGTCTTGCCCGAGATGCATCTCATCGGTGACGTTGCGATCCGAACGGATCTCCTCCGACGTATCGGTGGTCTTGTTCGTCCGCGGGCCGCCGCCGGTTGCCCGGAAAACCTCGAACGACGGCGTGGGCGGCGTGACGCCGAAGCTCGCCTCCGGAACATAGGCGATGCGGCGGGTGGAGCCGCTGGCGATGGGCATGGCTGTCTCCTGGGAAAAGGGCCCGCGCGGGGCCGTGTTCAGCCGAGGATGTCGGCCTGATAGGGGACGGCGAACGACAGGGCGAAGTAGTTGCCCTCATCGTTTCGGTCGTCGATCACGGGCGAGCCCGGCGCGAAGGTCTGGATCCCGCCGAATTCCCGGCCTCGGAACAGCGCAGCCAGTTCATCAGCCCATTCCAGGCCCGGTCCGATCGGCTTCCCGCGCCTCCAGTTAATCAAGATCCGGAAGGCGCCGGTCTCGCGGTAGACGTTCTGCCCCGGCGCGCCGACTGTCAGCTGCTCGTTGTTCGCGACCGGGTAGGACACCTGCACGAAGGGCGAGCCGTCCTTCGGCGTGTTGCCGGTCAGGTTAATTCCGACCACCGGGCACTTGGCCCAGCCGTCAGCGAGCCGCGCCTCGACGGCATCGACAACAAGCTTCAGCGGCATGTCAGGCGCCCGGGTCGATGTAGATTGCCGGCTGGCGGGTCAGCCAGTCCTGCTTCAGGCTCTTGCGGCCAGGGCGGATGCGCTCGGCCATGGCTTGCGCCGAAGCGCTGTTCGCCCACTCGCCCAGCGCGCCGCCCGGGAACGAGCGATAGGTGAAGCGGGTGTGGGCGATGTTGCCGAAGCGACTAGCCGCCAGTGTCGCCACCGCCTCATAGACACCGGCCGGCGCCTGCGAGGACTGCCCGCGCTCAATCTTCCGAGCGTAGGGCTGCGCGTTCAGGACGATGTAGCTCTCGGCAGGCGGCGGGCTGTAAGGGTTGTCGAAGGCGACGTCGTCGGCAAACCACTGATGCGAGCGCGCGTACCGCTCCGTCTTCACCGGCGAGTGCAAGATCAGCTGCTCGTCGATCCAAGTGATGACGTCGACCAGCAGGTGGAACTCGAACAGGACGATGCTGCGGCTGGTAATGCCGGTGAGCGTGGTGCGCTTCGCCCCGTCGATGAAGGTGTCGTGGTCCGGCACGTAGCCGAGCGCAACACGGTTGGTCTCCTGCGCCTCCACGAGCGCTGCCTGGGCCGCGCTGGTCAGCATCTCCTCTTGTGCCGTCGGCGAAAGCGCCTCGTCGACCATAACCGCGATGTCGCGCGCGATCGGGTCGAGCCGCGCGATGGTGCGGCCTGCCATCAGCCGCGCACCTGCAGGTTCCAGCGCACCACCACGCCCGCGAGGCGAACCGGATTCGCGAACTCGATGGTGCAGTAGCGGTCGCCGACGAAGAGCCCGCCGAGGCGCTGCGGATCGACTGTGAGGCCGGTCGGCGACAGGATCACCTCGCGGTCTCCCTGCTCGATGCCGCCAGATAGCTCCCCGGGCCGGTAGTCGCGCACGAAGGCGCGCCGGGCGATGTCCTGCGAACCGTCGTCGGCCGCATCCTGCGCCCGAAGCTTCACCTCCTCACCGTGCTCGCGGATCTGCCGATCCAGCATGGAGATGGCAGCGGCCGGCGTCACGCGAACGCCATCCGCCGGTACTGCGCCAGGGTCGCCTCTGCTTCCGGATGCGGCAGCGAGGCGGTGGAGCCCTGGACGTAGAAGCTGCGCGAGCCGACGCCCTCGACGTCCTCGCTCTTCACCATCATGTCGCGGCCGGACGCGGACGCAGCCGCGCCGACAAGCTGGATCACCGCCCGCTCGACGTCGGCCGGCAGGTCCGGCGCCGTCGTGGCTGCGGGGTCACCCCGGCTCTCGCCCGGGAGCAGCCAGCCAGCCTCGTATTCGACCGTGACGCAACGGCCGGTCCATGCCCGCGGCCCGCCATCGACAAGGTGGCGCAGGTAGAACAGCGAAACCGGATGCGCGGGCTGCTCAGCGAGCTCGTAGGCGGACGGCGCCAGCGTCAGGCCATCGACCTTCACGGCCAGGATCCGGACTGCCGGGGCGCACGAGAGCAGAAGACCGTCAGCATCCTCGTCGCAGCGGCGGCGCCAGTCGATCTCGAACCGCTCGCGCGCGGTCTCGCGACCGAAGGTGCGGCGGCAGAACGAGGCGGCTGAGGCTGAGGCCTGGGCGATGAAGCGGCCAAGCTGCTCGTCTGTCGGCGCACCGGCGGGCAACCCGAGATCGGCGCGCGCGTTCGCAGCAGTCGTCAGCGCGCGCGAGGTCGCCGGGGTGATGACCGAAGGACTCATCGATTCACCGCATAGACCGCGACGGGAATGGAGTAGGAAGCGCCTAGGGCCAGCGCGGGCGCGTTGATGACGGCCCGGAAGGTGTTCGCCGCGGTCGGGATCGCGTGGTGGATCGCGATGCCGTTCGAGGTGCCGATGGCGTTGGTCAGGCTGGCGATGCTTGTGGGGTAGGCGACGAGCACGTCGGTCGCGAGAACGCCCGCGCAGGCGACGGCAGGGGTGATGCGGGTGCCGGCGCTGATGGCTAGGGCGACCGTCTCGGCGATGGTCGCGCTGCAGACGAAGGTCGATGGCTTCGGGCCAACCGGTCCCTGCGGCCCTACTGGCCCCTGAGTGCCCGCTGCGCCGCTGGGCCCGGCGGGTCCGGTTTCTCCTCGCGGCCCGGCGGGTCCGGTAGCTCCGGTGGCGCCAGCGGGTCCCCGAGCGCCTTCAGCGCCCGCATCACCCTTCGGACCTTGAAGTCCCTGAGGGCCCGGCGAGCCAGCCACGCCGTCCGCGCCAGCAGGGCCGGCAGGACCGACAGGTCCCGGCGCGCCCGCAGGGCCAGCCGATCCTCGTATTCCGCGATCGCCAGCCGCACCAACCGGCCCCGCAGGGCCGCGATCTCCTGGCAATCCTTGCGGTCCGGCCGGTCCGACATCGCCCTGAGATCCCCGCGGCCCTTCAGGACCAACCGGACCGGCGGGTCCGGGTTCACCCTGGGGGCCAACGGGACCGGCGGGCCCGCTGCGCTGGACCCCGTCGCCCATCATCGGGCTGGACGATCGGAACGCGCCCTCCGCCGGCGCCGCAAGCGCCAGGGCGGCGCAGAGGAGGAGGGTGAGCGCACGCATCAGCTACCCCGACCGTACTGAAGCTCGACGCTGCAATCGCCAGTCGGCGCCGCCATCGCGATCACCGAGACGAAGCGCGGCTCGCTGGTGCCAAGCACCTCGGAGGAACGCGCCATGAAGCGGGTGCCGGTGGCCGGCGTCACGCTCTCCGACATGCTGCTCACCTTCCTGATCCGCACATCGACGTTGCAGGGGTTCACGAAGCGGTAGGCGTTCGCGTCTGCCGGTTTGGTGATCTCGAACTGCTTCGCGGTCGTCGTGATGCCGGTGAAGATGATGGGATCGCCGTTGCCCGACCGGCTGAACGGCATCTGCATGACATTCACGGGCGAGACTGTGCCGCCACAGGGCAGCGCCCGGCGGCCTTCTCCAGTCGCGCAGTTCAGAACTGTGCCCTGCAGGTTGGTCCCGTCGGGCTGTCTCCAGAACGTATCAAGAGACGTCTGCGCAACGAGGCCGAGCGAGAGCACAGCCCCGATCACGAGAGCGACGAGCGGCCGGCGCATCGCCCTCAGTCCTTGATGCGCCGAACTGTCGTGGTCGGCGCCACCTTGTTCGCCTGCTCGGCGGCCATCTTGTTGTCGGGAGCGGGCGCCGCCTTGACCGCCGGCGGGGGTGCGCACTCCTCCACGAGGCCGTTGGCCTTCAGCTCCGCCGCTCGGCGGCTGTGCACGCTGAACGGCTGACTGGCCTCATCCTTGTAGCCCTCCGCTCCGTCGAAGGGCCTCACGGCCTTGACCGTCACGTGGTCGGCGTCCTTGTCCTGTGCCATGGCGTCCTCGCGCTATGAGAGGGCCGGAGGGGACTGCTCCCCTCCGGTGCGGCGCAGCGGCCGTTAGGGGGTCGGCGGGACGAGCTGACCGGTGACGAAGGCCTCGGGACGGTAGACCGCCAGGGCCAGCCGCTCCTCGGCTCGGATCGTCATCATGTTCTTCTCGAAGTCATCGACGTTCTCGGTCGAGAGCAGGACCTCGATCTCCATGCGATCGAAGATCTGCGCCGCGATGTCGAAGGCACCCGTGAGAAACCGGTTCTGCGCCTGCGCCTGGGTCGCGACCACCGGGAGGTTCCAGAGCCGAGGCTGCACGCCTTCGGCCGGATCACCGATGATGTAGCGGCCCTGGGTGTCCTTGGTCAGCTCGATGGTCGCCCAATCGATCGGGTTCAGGACGAAGGCCGAGGCCGGGTACTCGGCCAGCACCACCTGCAGGATGGCGATGCGCAGGCGGTCGATCGCCGTCATGTTGTCGACCGCCGCCATGCCGGCAGGAACGGCGAAGGCCGTGGCCTGCGGCTGGATGCCGAGGATGTTCTGTCCGGTGCCGTCGCCGCCGAGAAGCTGCGCCTCTTCCTTGAAGGTCAGGCCGTAGCGGGCCCGGCCGTCGATGTAGGAGCGCAGCGCCGGGGCATCGTCCATGATCTGACGCGACGCCTTGAAGATGTGCGCCAGGGTACGAACCGGCGCGTTCTTCATGTCGAAGGCCAGGTCGGACTTGGGCTTGGTCGCGCCCTCGGCCACCATTGCCGCGTTGTTGGTGTAGCCGGTCTCGACCACGTACTCGATGTTGCTCGACGCGGTCTCGCCGGGCAGCAGCAGGTCGCGGATCGTCATGCGCCGCTCGGGCGCCGCGACGATGCCGGGCTGGCGCTGGGCCGGCACGAGCGACGTCCCAGGGCTGCGGCCCGCGCCGACGGTGGCGTTGGCGCTGGTGATGTCCTTGCGGTCCATCTTCACGCGCAGCGACATGCGCGAGGCGCTGGTCATTCCGCCGGCCTTGAACGACTCGCTCTCGATCACGGCCTGGCCGAGCGTGCGCTCCGTCGGGGCGGCGTCGGGATTGCCGCGCCGGGCGAGCTTCTGCTCGACGTCGCCGAGACGATCGTGCGCCTCCTGCAGCCGGTTCGTGGTCTCGCCGAGCTTCAGCAGGGCCTCGTCGACCTTCTCCTTGGTCGCCTTGGTCAGATCACCGTTGGCCTTGACCTCGGCGCCCGCCTTCTCGGCGAAGCCCTTCACCTCGTCGAGGATGCGGGACATCTCGCCCTGGATCTGGGCGACGCCGGGGTCGTTGCCGCCGCCGGCATCCTTGCGGCCATACTCGCGGTGCCCCACCGGAAGGCGGGGAGAGTGCATGTTCATTGGGTGAGTCCTCAGAACGTGGGAAGGGTGAAGCCGGACAGGACGGCGCTGAGCGCCTTCGTGGCTTCGGGTTCGTTCGCCGGGTCGCCCGCGGACTCACTCCGGAGCAGATGCGCAAGGCCGCGATTGGCGATCACGGCGGCCTTGGTCTTCGAGAAGCCTGCCTCGCGCAGGAACCGCTCGAACTCGTTCAGCGACGGCAGTTCGCCGTGCGCAATCTTGGATTTGACGGCGTCGATCCGCGCCTCGTCGTTGGCGGGGAACGTGACGAGGCTGATCTCGACAAGGTCGAGCTTGATCAGCGTGCGGACATTCGTCTTCTCGTCGTAGGACGACTGCCGGACGTAGTAGCCGATGGACAGGCCCGAGACGGCGCCCGCCTTCATCAGCGCGTAGGACTCACTCGCTTGCCGGACCGCGTCCTTAAGGAGCATGCCCTCGACGTAGAGGCCGGTCGCGTCCTCCTTCAGCGAGGAGTAGATGCCGATTGGCTGGTCACTGCGGTGCTGCCAAAGCACCGGGACGGGCCGTCCCTTGGCCGCGATCTCCGTCAGGCTCTCGGCGAAGGCGCCGGGCGCGACGATCTCACCGTAGCTGTCCTCGACACCGAAGACGGAACCGTAGCCCGAGAACGAACCGTCCTCGTTGACGGCCTTCACGTCGAGACCGAAGTCTCGGATCTTGAGCGAGGCCTTCTTGTGCTCCAGGCGCGCGGCCGGACCGTGGGTGCGCATGGTCAGTGCTCCAATGTTGCGCCGGAAGGGATGAGACGGGCGGCGGTGCGTTCCGCGGCGAGTGCCGCCAGCGCATCGTCGAGTTGCTTCTCGGCCGCCGTCGGCTGGACAGCGCCCAGCTTCTCGATCGGCAGCATCGCACCCTGCATGAAGAGCTGATCGCCGCCCGGCAGCGGCGGCTTGTTCTCGCGGGCGCGGATCTCGTTGGGGGTGCTGAGGGCGTTCGTGACCTCGGCGCGGTAGAGCTCGGCGCGGCCCTTGCTGTCGGCTCGCATCAGGCCTTCGACGTTGAACTCGGCGAAGAACCGACGCTGCTCGGTCGGCGACAGGCACTTCGTCCAGATCGCCTGCTCCGCCGCCTTGAGGTGCGAGCGCAGGGTGTAGGTCAGAAACCAGAGGTTCATCTGCTCGAGGCCGGTGCCCCAGGCCGTGGCCTTGTCCATGTGCCCGATCATCACCGGAAGCACGCCGAACCAGCGACAGACGACCTCGACGTTAAAGCCGCGCGTCTCGAGGAGTTGCGCATCCTCAGGCGGCAGCGACAGGCTCTTAAAGTCCCAGCCGCCCTCAAGCAGCGGAACCTTGCCGGTGTTGCGCGCGCCCTCGAATTTCTCGACGTAGCTCCGAGCGTCCTTGCGTTGCTCGGGCGTCAGGTAGGCCGGTGCCGTCAGCACGCCGGAGGGCCGCATCCCGTTCTTGAAGATGCTGCCGGCCGCGCGCTCGGCGCCCATCGCCGTGCCGAGACTGTGCCGCCCGGCGGCGATCGCCGACATCCCCACCTGCCCATCGAGCGAGAAGCCCTTCAGGTGCAGCACCTGATCCTCGGAGAGGACTTGTGTCAGGCCCTGATAGGTGTGCCGGTAAGTCAGCGTTCCATCGACCTCGCGCTTGATCTGCACCCGGTCCGGTCGCATCGGGATCAGTGCCACGACGCGGTCATTGGCGCCGCGCACGATTTCGGCGAAGCCGTTCCCCCAGAGCAGCTTGCAGGCGAAGAGCGCCTGCCAGAATTCCACTGCCGTCATCTCGGCGTTCGGCCGGTCGTGGAGCACCCGGTAGAGCGGATGCTCGGGCGCGACGCGGCTGCGGCCCTGTCCATCGCGCTCATAGAGCGGCAGCGGCAGCGTCGCGATCGTCTGCGACACGAGACGGGCGCAGGCCCAGACCGCGTCGAGCGTCAGCGCCGTCTCCACCGTGACGGTTTCGCCGGCATGGCTCGACTCGCCGGCCAGCCATGAAACGAGCGCTCGATCGGTCAGACCCAAGCCGCGGGCGACCGTCAGCGCCGCCTTGCGGAAAAGGCCCATGCGCAGTCCTGTAGTTCGGTCAGCCGAAGAGGGGGTCAGCCAGGAATCCGGCAAGGTTGGCGTTGGCCGGCGGCTCGGGGTTCAGCGACATCGGCACGACCGCGTCGAAGAGCGCCATCACGGGGTCGATCTTGGCATCACCGGCATTCTGCTTGGTCGCTCGGATCGCGGTCGCGGTCGGCTCAATCTTCAGGTTGCTCACCGCCCAGGTCATCAACCCAAGGCCGGCGTGCCGCAGCGTGCCGTTGGCGAGCTTCCGTTCGGCGGTCTTGATGGCGTTCATCATGCCGTAGCCCTGGGGCACGCCGACGAGGAGCTTGGCCTCCTGCGTGACCTCGATCTCGGCCAGCGCCTCGATGAACTCGCCCAGGCCGGCCGGATCAACACCGACGCAGGCGAGCAGGCCCGCCTCTTTCACGCGCTCGACGATGGCCACGATGGCGGAGATGTCGTCCAGCTCGTCGGTGACGATCGTCAGCTCACCCGCATCCTTGAACTGCCGAAGCCGTGTCGCGATGCTCTTGCGCCGCTCCAGCACACCTTCGTGGCACCACGCATGGGACCACGCGAGCCAGCCCCGGGAGATCTTGTCCCGACCGAGAACACACAGCCCGAACAGGTCGTCGAGACCGCCGCCGTCGATGCCGATGCAGACGACTTCGGAGCGTTCCAGCAGGGTGTCAAGCGTCAGCGTCGGGTCCGCGCCTCGCTCCCAAAACTCGGCACCGGTCCATCGATCCGAGCGGAGAGCCAGCCCGATCTCGACGTTCAGATGCTGAGTCGCCCAGCGCCGCAGCTCCTGCTCGCCACTCTGCTCGGCCGCCTGGAAGTCGGGCACCAACCGTTCGACCGTGATGGACTTGCCAGCGTTGGGCGTGACCATCGACCAGTTCGCCGGGTCCTTCCAATCTGTGCCGGCCGGCATCTCGTAGAGGATCGGGCACAGCGGCGCGGCCAGTTGGCCGTCGCGCACCGCCCTGGCCTTCTGCAACTCGGACCGAAACACCCCCATGGGCGGTCGCTCCGACTGCGTCGTGATCGTTAGCAGGAAGGCCTCCGGCTGCGAGATCATGCCGCCGCGGAGCTGACCGATCACCCGGTCCGCGTCCTTGTGCTCGGCGATGACGTGAAGCTCATCGAGGAGCACGCCGGTCGGTTTCGACCCGGTGACCACCTTCGTGTCGAACGACTTCACCTTCAGGAAGGCGCCGGTCGGCCGGTAGGTGATCTTCTTCAGGTGCTCCTGAACGTGGAACTTAAGCGCAAGCACCGGATCGGAATCGACCATGCCAACGGCCTGCCGGAACGCGAGGTCGGCAACCTCCTGCGTCGGCGCCACGATCAAGAATTCCGCCCGCGGCCGCCGGTTGACCAGCATGGCGGTGACCATGATCGCGGCGCCGCCGGTCGTCTTGCTGTTCTTCTTCGGCACCAGGGCGAAGTACTCGCGCAGGTACCGAACCTTCGCCTCTGGATCGTAGGCACCGAAGATCGCGACAACGAGGTCGCGCATCCAGTCTCCGGCTGCCTCTCGTAGCGTCGGCTGCCCGGCCACATCGGGCAGGCGCAACCGGTTGAAGATCGCGAGGCCGCGGTCAGCCTCAGATCGCACTAGCGGCAGATCGGGCAGGAGCGAGCGGCCCGCTCTGATGCGCGCCTCCCAATCCGGGCATGCGCAAGACCATGCGCTCACGCGCCGCTCGCCCCCTCCAAGGTTTGCAAATCAGCCACCATGGCATATCCCAAGCTCGGCCGTTGCGGCGGTCGCAACATCAAGGAGTTCGGATGACTTCAGACACGCAGCTCGATCGCTCTGCCTCGCCGCTCGCCTCTGTCTCGAACCAGATCCAACCAAGAGAACCTGATCAAACGATCGATCAGCCTGTCGAATCCGCAGATGCTCCGCTGAACGACGGCGTGGGGCCGACGGCATCACCTACGAATGCTTTCGAGGGCTTCGGGTCCTTCGCCTGATAAGCTCTAGCCCCTGCCTGCTGCGGCGGTGTCATTCACTGCAGCAGGCCATCCCAGCCGTCGTCGCCGCTCGACTTGCCGGCAGACGGCCTCGCCTGACCATCGCCCGACTCGTCGGACGGCGCGGACCCGGTGCGGAACATGCCGAGGTGCCGGCCGATGTCGACCAGCGCGGCCCGCTTGTCTGCGAGCTTCACCTTCAGGGCGCCGTCCTTGGTCTGAGAGATCTCGGTGATGGCCGCAGCCGTGGCGTCATCGATGTCGTCGCTGTTGCGCAGCGTGACCTCGTTCGTCACTCGCGTCGCCGGCACGCCGTCCTCGTCTTCCTCGCCGGTCTCGGTGACGTTGGATCGCCAACTGATGGCCTTCCGGATGTCCGAGAAGCCGAGTTTTGCGAGTTCGGTGACGACGCTCTCCGGCGTGATGCCGGTGCGCTTCGAGACCTCGCGGCGCTCGCGCGCAATGGCTGCCGACACCTTAGGGTGCCTGAGCAAGCGCGACCCCTCGACCTCAGCCGATCGCGGGCTGTAGCCGGCGCGGATGGCGGCCTGCTTCGCGTTTAAGTCCACAAGGTACTCGCGGACGAAACGGGCCTGCTTGTTGGTAAGGTCTGTCATGGATTGAAAAATTTCCCGCCTCAGAGGGCGGTTGATGGGCCAAAGCCACCCGACCCCGGCGCCTTAGCAAAAACCTGCGAATGGGACCCTGTGCGGTGGCGGCCCCCTGCCGCCCCGACTTTGACCCGCCCCCTCCCTAGATCGTTATGCTGTCGGGGTCCGCCTCGAATCGGCGGGCGTTGAGAGCGGATCAGGGGGAGTGATGCCGTCAGTCTCGGCCAAGGATCTGGTGCGCTACGAGTTCGTCCTCGCCACAGCAAAGGCGATCGTATCGTCTCCGGCGGTAAGCTGTTTCTGCATCGGCATCACCGGCCGTCCGAAAGCCCGTCGCAACGAGTACCGAAAGGCGCTCGCCTTCGATGGACAGACGTTGGACGGGTTCGTGCTCCTAGATTGGGAGCGTACGGGCGAACAAGCGGTTGCTATGGAGCGCTGGCTTTTCGAGCGGCTGAAGGCCAGCGCGAAGTACGACAATCACGAGAACGTCGCCTACTTCGGGTCGGTCAAAAAGGCTCTACCGGATCAAGCAGTATATATCGCTTGGTGGAAACCAGCCGTCGCAACGTCATGAGCCCATCCGCGCAGCCCTCGCCCGCGCCGTCTTCTCGCTGTGGTGCTTGGCGCAGAGGGCCTGCCCATTGGCTGGGTCGAGCGGGGCGCCGCCATCCCTGCGCTCGATGATGTGGTCGGCGTAGAGCCGGACGCCGCCGCGCCTTCCGTGAGCCGTGCAGCCCGGGGCCTGACACTTCCACCCGGCGCGTTTCAGCACCTCTTGGCGCCATGCCTTATGCTCTGGCGTCAGTAGCTCGGGATCGGCCTGTTTGGGCGCCGGCCGGGCCGTGCGCGTGTCGAGCGTGCTGAGGCGAGGACAGAGGGTGACGAGGCGGGCCATGCTCTACGATCCCCGGCCACTTCCCGCTACAACAACCCGCATAGGCTTGGCGCTCTTAATCCCCGTCCTCAAGTGACGTAACCTCTGCCGACGGAGCAGATGACAGATGGTCGATTTAGTTTTCCTGCCAATGCAGGATCTGCCTCTTGACGACGAACGCATGCCGGATGTGCTTGCCGAGCTCCGCGCTCAATCAGTCCACGCGGTGCGCCGCCAACCGGAGGGTGCGGGTCGAGGGTGTTATTATACTGTGCAGGCCCGTGTGAACCATGCGGGCGGGGAGTCTGTGAATGGCTGGATGATCGAGACAGTCCCCGGCGTATACATCCAGATGATGCATCACTGTATTTGGAAAACCCCTGAGGGCAGGCTGATTGATCTCACGCCTGCACAGCTCGACAATGACACAAGGGAAAGTGTCACCACCTTTGTGCCGGACGGTTCCATTGTCCCAGACACGACTTGGCCACCCCTTATTGCCAACCGTCATATTGTGCTCGTCAAAGACGCTGACGTCCGCAGGGCTATTGCAGCCTACCAAGAGAACAACGGGCACATGAAATGGTTTTGGGCCGAGTTGCAGAAAGATGGGCGATATTCGCTCAACTCAGTCGGCGGCGTTTCCGGGCCTCCCTATCCGCCTCACATAGCGGCGAACGACCGGAGGCTGAAGAAATCACAGGGCGAACTGCACCGAATGAACAGGCGCATTCTTAGGCGCTACTTTCCTCACCTGCGGGACGCATGATCGCGTCGGGGATACTCCCCCGACCACCCGTATAGGTTTGGGGCCCCCAGGGTCCCCCCGGGGTCGAGGGGCAGGGACTCAATCCCCACCGCCACCGGATGACCCGCCATCGCTGCTGGACGAACTGCACGACCCGCTGTCCGAGTAGGACGATGAGGCGGAGCAGTGCGAGGAGGCCGGGTGATCCGATCCGCCATAGCTCGATGAGGGCGGGCTGAGGATCGTGCCCGAAGGCGAAACCGGGTTCATGGGACTGTCATCCCATCGATAACCGTTTGCGGTACTACTGGCGGTCGGTCGAGATGCCGTTGCCTCGCGACGGCGGCGCTCGGCTTCACGGCGTTTGCGGCCGAAGATGTCGAAGATGCGCACCGACCAACCTCGCTTTGCCGCATGCTAAGCTAAACTGCACCAGGAAAGGAAACGGATGACCGATCACCACCCTGACGAGCAGGTCACTCTCTTGCAGAGGAAGCCAGGGGACGAAGTGCCTACGATCCGGCTTACCATCAGCCTGAAGGAAGCGACGGACCGAGTAGCAACCGCACCGGCGGCAAGCTTCGAGCGATTGTCCAGCGTCATTCTGAGGAACGGTGTGCCGATCCAGGACATCGCGGAAATTGATCGGATCCACGCGCGCTTCAGCCAGGGGAAGCGGTAGCTCAACGAGAAGCCCCGCAGCGGTCCATCCGCTCGGGGCGCATCTTTCCAATCGTGAGAAGCGGCAGGGCCTATGGTGGCCTCACGTCCGTCCTCGCACTCGGCCCGCGCATATTCTTCGTCGACCGGTGCGAGGGGAACAATAGTGGCGCCCTATCGGAAGTCAACGTCGCCATAGACGTCACGCTGCCCTGTGCACATCCTCAATGGGCAGGCGCACCTCGCAACTGGTGCTGCGCATGTCGAGCGCGATGACGCCGACCGTGCCGCCCTCTGCGGTGCCGATGAACTTGCCGAGGAAGCCAGAGAACACGCCGGAGCCCGCACGCACGTCCTCTCCGGGCTGGATCGTGCCGGAGGCCGAGCGGTTCGTAGCGCCCGCGATCTCATCTTCCCCTTGTGCCCGCAGCCAGCGCAGGCCCTCACCGTTCATGGCGAGAGGGCCGATGCCAGGAGCGCCGAGGATGCCGGCCAGCCCGTGCACGTTGCGCCCTTCCCGGTCCCGGTCGCGCAGCGCTGCCAGCGTCTCGTCGCAGAGACCGCCCAGCACGCCGACGAGGATGTAGTGGCGCAGGATGGGGCGCTGGATCTCGCGGCGGGGGACGCGGAGGTTTGAGCGGATGGCGCGGTGCCAGAAGAACTCGCACGGGACATAGGCGGCGAACGGTGTCTCGCCCTCGCGCCGCCCACGCAGGGTCGCCTGCCGGACGCTGGCCGCTGCCGATAGCTCCCGGCTCGGCGCCGTCGTGCAGACGTACCATTTCAGGGCCGAGACGTAGAGGTTCGGCACCTTGTTCCGACGCTCGGGCGGCAGGGGCACATCCTGCGCGACCGTGCTGTTGTGCTGGGGCGTGGCCTGGGCGGTGTTGTAGCCCTTGCCGAACTGGCCTCGTGGCATGGCGGCTGTTCCTCGGTACGCTACGAGAGGAATGTGAAGGCGGTCGGCACCAGTCCGAACAGGGCTCGGGCGCCGACCCCTTGAGCATCATGTGGAGGGTCCGCGTGTCACTCCGCGACCACTTACGCACGACCGCCGGTGCGGCCGACGCCGAGCGACTTCGCGAGTTCTGAGCGCCGCGCGGCATAGTTCGGAGCGACCATCGGATAGTCGTTCGGCAGGCCGTAGCGGTGACGATATGAGTGGGGGTCGAGCCCGTTTGCACCGAGGTGGCGCTTGAGGGTCTTGTAGGCCTTACCGTCAATGAAGCTGACAATCGCGTCGGGCGTGATCGATTTGCGGATCTGCGCAGGCGTCGCCTTTTCGATCTCAGCCTCAGCAACTGGGGTGGCGCTCGCGCCGCCTAAGCCGGCGAGCGCCGCGTGCACTCTAGTGATCAGCCCAGGAAAATCTGTCGCCGATATTGTGTTCTTCGTGACGTAGGCCGCAGTGATAGCGGCAGTCTGATAAATGATGTCGGCATTATTCGTAGCGGCGCCTTTGAAGTCGTCGTCGGACATATTGTCTCCTAATGGGAATGGGTTCGCCGAATTGTGGCCGACGCACCTCAGAACGGTATGTTGTCTTCCGAGTCGTTATGTCGAGGGCGCTGGCCATCTGTATGGGGCGCCGTTCGCAGATCGAAGTAGTCGAGCCGGCGTGTCCGAACCGCCTGCGTCGCCTCTAAGACCACGAAGGTGACGCCAGGCCGGACCTCAGCTAGGCGCTCGGCCTCGCGCAGCGCCGCGGCCTCCGTTCCGTGCTGGTAGGTCGGTGCGCCCTGACCGAGTCCGTAGACCATCCAGAATGGCTTCATCTCGGTGATGTCAGGTGTCATGCTGCCTCCTTGGGTTGGACGGCGGTGAGCGCTTCTGCCTTCAGCCCCTCCGCTAGCCCGCGCAGCGCCTCGATGGCGGCTTGCTGACGAATGGCGCTGGCGTCGTCTCGAAGCTCGATCGCTAGAGCTGCGATGAGGGCCGCGTCGGCGGCTTGACCCAGGCCATCCCGGCGACCGGCGGCGTAGAGGGTGAGATCGCGGGACATCACGCGTCATCCTCCACGTCTTCCGACGGCTCGCCGTAGACGTAGCCGGTGACCAGCCGCGTGGCGGTCAGCTTCGTGTCGCCCGAGAACCAGAAGGCGCCCGTGCCGGGCTCGACGGTGTTGATCGTGAACAGGCCGGCCCGGATCAGCATCACGGTGGCGTCCAAGATCTCGCCGCCGCACTCCTCCTCAGGCAGGCCGAGGATGGAGCGCAGGTGCAGCCCGAGCACGTAGGGGCAGATCGGGCCGGTCAGGTGGGCGCTATAGGCGATGGCCTGCCCGAACAGCGCGGCGCGCCACTCGGGTGAGCCGACCTCAACAGGCGGGCGTGTGCAGGCTGCCCCGCTCATGGGCGTGGGCCCTCCACGAGGGGTAGCTTTCCCTGGCCGCGCTTCTCGGCCGCCTTCTGTTCGATCTCGGCGCGGCCGCCGTCGACGAGCCACTGGCGCGCGACGAGCGGGTCGAAGACGTAGGCTTGGCTGCTGCCGAGGGAGGCCATGCGGACCACGGCGCCCTTCTGCGCGTGGAAGCGCCGGAGGCGGTGCGACACCCACGGGGCCATGCCGCGCAGGCCCTTGCGTGCGCTGAGACCGGCCATGGCGAGCACCTGCCCCGCACTCACGCCGCGCACGACCGAGTGCTGCTGCTCTGCCACCTGCTCCCGCACCATCATGGGCAGAAGCTGGCGGAGATGTTCGGCGAGTTGCTTGGCGACCACGCCTTTCACCACGCCGCCGATCGCACCCATGTCGACGTGGGCCGGAACCGCGAGGTGTCCACGCCGCCACGCGACGAAGGTGCGGATCAGCATGGCGCGGACGGCCGGGGCATTCGGCGCCGAGGACAGGGTCGCGACGAGGAGGGCCTGCTCCTCGTTCAACAGGAACTCCTCGAACTCCTGGCCCCGCGACTTGCCGTACCGCACGGCGAGTGGACCGAAGCCCTCAAGCTCACCCCGATTCCGCTCGATCAGCTCTCGGATGACGCGGGGTCGCTGAAGCCCCAGTCGCTCACCGACATCGACATCCCGAGCCAAGGGCTGCCCCTCCTGCTCGACGATCGCGATCTCTTGGAGGCTCGCCGCCGTCGGCGAGGCAATGCTATGCGTTCCCTCGGTCATCTCGTTGTCTCCAAGCTTCGGGTGGTCATCGATCCCTCGTTGGCGCGAGGGGTTGGGTTAGGCGGCGGGGTCGGCGCGGACGGGCGCCGCCTCGCCGCCGGCAGACCGCTCGGCTGCCTCGCGGCGCTTCCGGCGCGACTCCAGATCGGCAGCAAGGCCGGCCGGGCGCTGCTCCGGCAGCGGTTCAGGCGCCGGCCCCTTCGGAGCCGCGTTGCGCACGGTCGTTTCGGCGACGAACTCGGCGTGCATCCGGTTGATGGTGGCGCGGTCGGCCTCGCCGGTGAGGTGGTAGACCTCCGCGTCGAGGACGGCGTTGATCCGGGCGCGCTCCGCGAGATGGTCCGAGATCATCTCACGGCAGACGTTCGCCATCTCGGCCGCGGTCGGCGCGTAGGTGCCGCTGCCGGCCCGGCCGCTCAGAAAGCGCAAGGTTGTCTCCTGCACGGCCCAGGCCGGATACTGCCCGAGCACGAGGATGAAGCCCTTCTTCGCGAGCTGCATCGCCTCGGGCCCAAGCTGCGCGGTCGCCATGCTGGATCGGAGGATGCCCACGTTCTCGCGGATCGTGACCTCGTCGGCCCCGACAAGGCCCGCATCGATCTCACCACGCCGAGTCAGCAGCAGCGCACGCTGCTCATCGGTTGGGGCCGCTGCCGCCGACAACGCGTAGCGACGGAAGTTCCCGGGGATCGGCTCGAGGTTGTTGTGTAGGTAGCCGATCAAGGCCGCCGTGCGCGCCGGGGCGGGCGGGATACCATTCCGGATCGCCGGCAGCCGCACTTCCGGCTCGGCTCGGGTCAAAAGGGCCTTCGTCATTGCGGCCTCGCTGGCGGGATTGGTTGGCTTCGACGGCATCGGCGGCCCAGAGATCCTGAGCAGAGGTGCGCTGCGCCCTCTGAGCCTGCTTGGTGGGGGCCGGGTTCAGGACGCGGGTCGCGTAGCCGAACGGATCGCCGGTCCTGGCGTCGACCGCGGCCTGTAGGGCCGGCAGGACGTCCTCGGCCCGGTACTTGGACAGGATCTTGCCGATCCAGGTCCGCACGCTGCGATCCGACTTGCTGGACATCCCGGCGAGCAGCGTCGGGAACTTCGCCCAAATCTGGTCCGAGACCGAAAGCTCAGCCGGCGCTGCGACAGCGGCGGCCGATGCTGCCGCATCGGAACCGGGGGCGGGGGAGGGATAAAGGGTGGGGGGTTGGGGTGTCGGGGAAGGGGGGCGACCATTGAGGGAGGGGGCGGGGGTGTCACGCTCCATCACGCCGTCACACACGTTGTCACACGTCTGATGCGTGACAACGTGTGACATCAGACGACGCCGACGCTGCTGCCGCTCGTTCTGGTTCGCCCGACGCGCAGCCTTCTTGGCTTCCTCTGCCGCCTGCCCAGCAGCGACGCTGGCCTTCATGAGGCCGACGATCTGCTCGCGGCTGAGGCCGTTGGCGAGCATGGCGTCGAGGAGATCCGGGGTGATCACCATCTCCGCACCTACTCCGCGGCTATGAGTTGAGGCTGCGGGGGCGCGGCCAGCGGGTCGAACTTCGTCGTCTGGTTGCCGCAGACGTCCCAGCCGGGCCGGGAGGCGCGAGCGAACACCTCAAGATACGGGCCAGGGATCCGCGCCTCGATCTCCTCGTGGAGGTTCGGGGGCTTGCGAGAGTGTTCCCGGCGCGGCTCGATCCAAACGCCGGAGAACGGCTTGCCCTTGATGCTGTGCGGGCGCCCGGCCTTTAGGATCACCACGTACTCGGCGTTGCCCATGACCTCGAAGCCGGTGCCGCGGGCGACCGACGAGGCGTAGACGAACAGGCCGGGCTCGGACGGCCACAGCTTGATCCAAGGGATCGCCGACGAGTAGCGGAGCCGCCACGCGCGGGCGATCTCGGGAATGCGGTGCAGTAGAGGTGCGGTGATCCATAGGAAGACGCGCCCGCCCTCGGGGCGCAGCAGATCGCGGATCGGCAGCGCCTTCACCTCAGCGAGTGTCATCCGGTCGTAGTGCTGCGGGCGGCTCTTAGTGCCGCCGGAGAAGCGCCAGGGCGGGTCGATGACGACCGACTCGTAATGGCGCTGGGGAATGCCGGCGAAGAGGTTCACGCTGCCCGCTCCCGCCATGCCCGCGCCTCGGCGACCGTCGCAGTGACGATCTCCTCAGCGGTGAAGTGAATGCGGCCGGCGCCGGCGCATTCGTTGCAGCCCGGGCGGGCCTTGCGCATGCGGCGCGCGTTGATGAACGAGCGCGGCGCGCCGCCGGGAAAGCAGGTCGAGCACCACCGGCCGTTCCCGACGAGGTAGGGATCAGGCACTGGCGCCTCCCTGCTGGCGCGCGGCGTAGCGCCGGTCCATCTCGCGGGCGATCAGGTTGGCTACCTCGGCCTCGGTGAGACCCGGTGCGTCGTCCTGCATGCCGGCGGCGATCTCGGCGGTTTCAAAGCCGTCAGACCAGAGCTCGAGGATTTCCTCCTCGATGGCCGGCCCATTGTGCTGAGGGGCGGCCATCATCGGCCAATCTCCGTGAGCACGGTGCGGACGTGGCCCTCGTCGAGGCCGAGCGAGACAGCGATGTGCCCGGCGCTCTGGCCCTCACGGGTGCGCACCTCGATCTCGGCGCGGCCCTGCTCTTCGACGGAGGGCATGGTGAGGACCATGCGGACTTCGGTTGCGGAGCGGTCGACCTCGACGGTCTTGCGGCGCACGTAGCGCTGGCCGTCGTCAGCGAGCACGCCCGCCTCGACCGCAGCGTCCAGGCACGGCTTCACCCGGTTGTCGATGTCGCCGGAGAAGGGCGGCAGGTAGATCGTGACATCGCAGGGACCTGCCATCCGACCTGGGCGCTGCACGTCGATCAGGAGCGCGGCCTGCTGGCGCCACGCCCGATATTTGGTGGTCTTCACGCGACCGCGGCCGACGACGTTGGCGAACAGGCTGTTCGTGCTCGGCGGCAGCGGGAACCAAATCTCGACCGAGGCCACGATGCGGCGGTGAGCGTAGACCGGGCGCTCCTCGGGCTTGAGGCGCGCGCCCAGCTTTGCTGATGAGAAGGAGGGCGCGCGCATTTTGGCTACGCCATGCCGAGGGCTTGGAGGTAGAGCTCGAGGATCGCCTCTTCTTCCTGGCGCTCGTCGTGATCCTTCTTCCGCAAGCGGATGATCGCCCGCAGCACGCCAACGTCGAAGCCGTTCGCCTTGGCCTCCGCGTAGACGTCCTTGATGTCGCCCGCGATGCCGGCCTTCTCTTCTTCCAGGCGCTCTATCCGGGCGATGATCGATTTCAGTTGATCGGCGGCAACAGATGACGGGTCACCTTGCCCGACAGCAGCGGGTGTGCTCATATTCAGTCCTCTCCAGAAAGAGACGGCAGCCGCTCGGGGCCTGCCCTGATCGACAATCAGCAGATCCGAGCGACTCGCCTTTGTGCTCAGCGCACCTCGTTGAGCGCGTCAGTCACTGCGCGCCCTGATCCACCAGCGGAGCCACCAGGGCAGCGGCTTTCCCGCCTCGCGTAGTTCGCGAGCCTTCCGCCAAATCCAGGCGCGCGTCCGTGCTCTGATCCATTGCATCGTCTCCCCCTCCGAGCGCGAAGAACGCCGCTCGATCTTCGTCTGCCTGGGCGTCCCAGCGATCGCAGTTGGCTTGGTAGGTCGCGCGGATGCGCAGGAAGGTGTCGGCGTCGAGCCGGACCGGCTGGTTGCCGACGAACTTGCGCACCCAGGACGCGGTCGTGCCGATGGTCCGACCCACTGCCTCGTAGGCGAGCATCCGCGAGCCTGTGCGGCGCTCGGCGTGGCGCACCAGGGCATCGACCAGCGGATTGGCGAGGTTAGCGGCGGTCTGCATTGTCCGTTTCCGGGCAAAAATTGTCCGCATCTGAGCACTCCGACATGCTGAATTGCATCTCGGAGGCGCGAGGCGCTGGACGAAGACTTGAGGCGGAGGACGCAACACTAAGGACGACAGCGCGACCGCAAACAGCTTGGCGGCGGGAGCGAGCGCGCGACGACGAAAAGATGGCCCGAGAAAGGGCCGCCCCGGCGGGAACCGGAGAGGCCAAGTCGAGGGAGGAAACGCCCAAGAGAGGGCGGCCAGGGACGCAGGGGGCGCCACGGGCGACGGACGCGCCGGAGCGCGAAACGGAGAGCGAGATGAACGAGCACACACCGGAGACTGACGGCGCCGCGACCATCCTGGCGGTGCACGCCATGGTGACGTGGCTGGTGCGGCGCGAGGTCGAACGGGGCGACGGCGCACGCGACGAACTCACCCGGCACATGGTCGAGGCGATGCTCGGCGTGGTGCAGGTGGATCCGGCGCTCGCCGAGGCGGCGCACGAGGCACGCGACGTCGTCGCCCGTGTCATCGACACGCGGCCGATGCTGGCGATGCTGAACTGAGGCGCGCCCGATCCAGACGCAGGTACGTGAGACAGGATCGGGCGCGATCCGGCAGCCAAGGGGGCGTTTGGCTGACGGAAGGGGGAAAGGAATGCGCGGGTCACGGCCGGGCCTCCGGCGCGCAGAGCGACGGGCCATGGCAGCGGATTGCCTCGACAGCATCAGCGATCGACACACCCGTCAGGCGATTGATCTCCGGCAGCGTGAGGCCGGCCGCATGAAGGCAGGCGATGCCGTGGGACGGGTCCAGGCCGTCGCGGTCCAGCACGACGATGCGGCCGCGCAACTCGCGGGCGAGTCGGGACGGCCCCTCATCGCGACGACCCGTGACAACGAGGGCGGCCCACATGGAGGGATTGGCCGCGGCGCGGACAGGCAGCGATGCCGACCCGCGCCGACGACGCATCCCGGCCTTGGCCTTCCAGGCATCAAGATGGCCGAGATCGCGGGCGCGGAAGCGGATGTAATCTGCGCTGACGCCAATGCGCTCTGCAGCCGCGACCGACGTGACACCGTCGGCCAGGGCAGAGAGGATCGCAGCGTCGTAGCGGTCGCCGTAGGAGACGCCGGGGCGATAGTCAGGGTTCATCGCTCGGCGCTCCCGAGATGGAGCACCGGGAGATCGCCGCGATGGGCTGCGTCCCAAACTGTCGAGGCGGCGAGCGCCAGGGCACAGGTCGTGAGAGCAAGGCCGGCGGCGCCGAGGATGGCGCAGAGACGGAGGGAGCGGTGGCTCATGCCGCGGCCCCGCTGAGCGCCGTCGCGACGTTGCCACTCCCAATCGGAGGATAGAGGTCCGGCCGCAGTTCGTGCCGGGAGACGCCGGAGGCGGCCTCAACAGCCAGGACACGCCGCGGCGGACACTCGGTCCACTGGCTGATCGCTTGCGAGGAGATGCCGATCGCGTCGCCAAGCGCCTTCGGGCCGCCGGCTTCTTTGATCGCGCGAGAGAGTGCCACGTCGCTCATAGGGAGCAAGGTAAGCCACACTTACCTCACAGGCAAGCCCGACGTCAGAGAAACTTACCTAGCGGGTCGCAAGCTTTGCTTACATCATTGATCCCGATGGCTAACCCACTCGGCCCAGTGATCAGAGAGGCCCGCAAGGCTCGCGGCCTGACGCAAGGTGACATCGCCTCTGCGCTCAAGATCTCGCGCCCGGCTGTCGGCCAGTGGGAAAGTGGCGATACCGGCCCCGACCGAGACCGTCTGCCTGCACTTGCAAGGCTCCTTAGGGTCGATCTCGGCGCGCTGACGAACGGCGAGCTGGTCTTGCTCGATCAAGAAGCAGCCGAAGGCGTGTCTGATAGCGAGGCATTGCCGGCACCTACCGCCAACGTCGTTGAGCATCAGGATCAAGCGGCCGTCGATGTGTCGGCTTTTAAGGGGCCGCGAAACGTACCGGTATATGGCACCGGCTCCGGCGGCGATGGCGGCGATTTCAGCTTCAACGGGCAACTGATCGACCACGCGCCGCGTCCGCCCGGCATCGCCAACCGCAAGGATGTCTATGTCGTCTACCTCGTGGGCGACAGCATCTCGCCAGCCTACGAGGACGGCACGCCGATCTACGTGGATCCGCACCGTCGGCCGCAGCCACGCGACTACGTGGTGGTCGAACTGCGCGGGGAGAGGGACGGGGAGCCGGGCCCAGCTTTCGTCAAGCGCCTAGTCGCGCGCGGCGCTGGCAAGCTGAGGCTGGAACAGCACAACCCGTCAGGGCAGCTCGATCCAATCGATGAGACCGAGGTCGTACGGGTGCATCGGGTGATTCCATGGCTTGAATTGATAGGAATTTAAAATGGACGGCGATGAACCAGAGCGCCGACATGCGCAAGATGAAGAATATACAGCAAAAATAATAAAACTGATGGACCATAAGAACGTTGAGGTCACGCTCAATGTGGGCGAAATAATTTTTCTTTTAAGATCGATTGGCACCTGCCAGACTAGCATAATTGCGGCAGTCGGGGCGGCGATGTCTGTGGGGCATCAGACGGAAATGATCGAGAACATCAAAGTTGCCCGAGAATATATCAACATTTCAATCGGTCACTCAAATAGCTTACTGCACAGCATTGCGGACAGGGTATTGAAAGATGCCGAATGATAATGTGATACCTATTTCACAAGAGTCTGCTATGATGCAGAAATTGAACGATATGCTTCGTCAGCTCGATAAGAAAGAAGGCGAGCTGAAGACTGGGACAATAGGCTCAATGGCGTCAGACCGGGAATATGTTGATCTAAAGCTCGAAGCTACTGAAGCGCGGACAGAAGCCAGGTTTGTCGAGATGAACGGCAAACTAGACAGAATATTGGACAGCTTCAGCACAGCGAATGCAAATATTTCAGACACAAAGGGTGAGTTGCAGGCGCTTAAAAATGAGACGAGGGATGAGTATCGTTCCACTAGATCCACAATAATAATCACAACGATTTCAACCGCAGTAGCACTTGCGGCGCTTTTGATGGGAATTGTTACGTATGGTGATGCAATATTTGGTCGCGGTATGTCAGTTCGCGATGTAGTATCGTCAGTGGTAAAAGAGCAAGCTGATAAAGCCGCACCACGTTAAAAGGGCATCTGATCTCGCACCTCTGCTGGCACTTCGCCAAACGCCGCGAGAGTGACCGTCTCGCCCTCGTCGAACTCGCCTCCGCCGCGACGTAGGAAGGCCGCAGCGCCCGGCGCCCAGCCCTGTTCGACGCGATCCTCTGCGACCTTTCGGGCGACCTCGCCGTCGCTGCACGGATAGACCCGCCCCTCGCGGAGCTGTCCGAACCGATCGCGCACGAAGGTCATCGCGCCGTACCGCTCACTCCCTGACATGGTCCGCCTCCTCTCGTAGGGCCGTGCGGAGGCCCAGGTTTCGCCCGCTACCGCCACGCTCCGTGCAGTACGTGCACCGCAGCCAGCGCCCTAAGGCGCCGAGCGACTGGAGGCCGCCCTGCTCGGCCTCGTCCAGATGCGACCGCGTCCACCAACTCTGACGGCCGCAGTCCTCGCAGGTGACGGAGATGTGGGAGAGGTCCGATAGGTCCGTGCTGGCCGTCCCATACTTTGAACCCACCCGATTTCCCCGCCCGATGTTCGCCTTTCGTTCTATGGTGGAGCGACAACGCGGCGCTGTCGAGGATGATCCGCAGAGAAATTTGCAGCCTGTGGATAGCCACGCCGGTAAGCCGAGGAAAGTTTAGCTTACCTTTTTGCTTGCCTGCCATTGAAAGCTGTGCTTACCTACGTCCATCGCCACCCCGCGTTGGAGCCGCCGCCGATGTCCAACAAGCCACCCTTGAACTGGGGCCGTGAGAAAGACCGGATGCGCGGCCGGCGCGCGTCTTTGGCGGCGATCTGTGAGGCTCAGCGTCTGAGCCGTGTCGAAGACGAGAAGGCACCCGGCGGCCACCGCTTCCTCTCCGCGGCTTGGCGCGGCCTCTCCGCTCACCGACACATCTTCAGCGTCGACCGGCTCGATGCCGAGACGCTGACCCATTCCGAGCCCTGCGTTGCGCTGGCCGTTGCCCGCGACGTCGCTGGCGCCGCCCGCGTCCTCGGCATCCGCGCCGACATTCATCCCTCCGAGATCGCGGGATGGGTCGAGCGTATGGCCGGCAGCGGCGCGACCGAGCTTCACCGCTGCACCCTCGGCAAGACCGGCCCGCTAACCGCCCGCGAACGCCTCGCCGTTGCGCTCGACCTCACGGCTGAAGAGCCGGCGCCCGCCCGCGCCGCCTGAGCATGCCGCGCTTCGGCGCTCTCCCCTTCGCCTTCCCCTGCAACACCAGCCCGACGAGGCCATCATGTGCGCGCCGTTCAGCCAGGCCGACCAGCCCGAGCCTGCCATCTCGTCTTTTGACCTTGCCGATGCCGTCGAGCATCTGCACCTCGCGGCGCTGGCCTACAGCGACGTGGTGCGTAAGGTCGCCATCGGTGACGCCACCAGCGCGCAGATCGGCCCCCGCGGGTCGCAGAGCGCGAACATGGTGCGGCTGCGCCTTGAGGAGGCGATGATCGCCCTCCGCGCCACCTGCCGGAATGCGTTCGCCGGTACTGCCGGCACCTACGCCAGCGAAACTGACCTCGCCGAGGCTCAGAGCTGGCGCATCCAGCAGAACGACCGGAACATCAACCGAACCGCGATGCGCCGGGCCGATGCGGCCGAGACCGCCGAGCGCTCGCTGATCGATCGCGCTCACACGGTCGGCGCCGAACTCTCTCGCCTCGATGCCGCGCATCCGTACGGCAAGAGCGCCGCGCCTGCGCACGGGTCGCACGAGGCCGGCTTCGTCTCTCCCGCCGCGGCCTGAACCACCATGATCGCCCTGGCCCAGGATCTCCTCGCGGCCGGGATTGCACTGGCCCTCTACGTCGCCGGCGCCCTGCTCATCCTCGGCCGGTGTCTGCGCCTCGCCCCGCCGCTGCGGGCTCTCCCCTCAACCTCGAACGACAACAGGCCCGCCATGTCCACGCCGCGCCCGGCCGCTGCGCCGTCCGTCGATGTCTCCGCCATGTCGATCGCCGCCGGTATGGGCTCGATCGCTGTCCTCTGCATGCTGGCGGTTGTCGCCTGCGCCCGCGCTCACGGGGTGCTGTGATGGAGGGCCTGCGCTCACTCGAACTCGGCTCTGCTGTGCGCGGCAACGGCGAGCCGGCGAACGACACCGCCATCATTTTCGCTGGCGAGATCAACATCACGTTCGATGGCGACGGGTCGCCAGAACTCGCGGAAGCGATCGTCCGCGCGGCGCACGCCCTGCCGAGCGCCTGCAAAGCGCTGAAGGCCGTCCGCGACGCCTGCCGCGATCCCGACACCGACACGGCCATGCCGAGCGCCGTTGGTGAACTCGTTGTGGCTGCCCTTGCTGCGATGGGGGAGCGGTCGTGAGCGACGACAGCGTCACCTGCCCGCACTGCCAGCACGAGATCCCGATGACGGACGGCGAGCGCCTGCAGGGCCACGTCTCCTATTGGGGCCAGGGCAAGATCACGAGCCTCGACTGCCCGCAGTGCGAGCGTGAGGTCTTCCTGCAGGAATACGTGAAGCGCTGGTGGACCGCCGGCCGCACTCCGCAGGAGGCGTGCGAGCTATGATCCGCTGCGAGACCGTCACCTTCGAGGACGTCGGCACCACCCCACGCAAGCCGCTGTCGCCGAAGCAGAAGCTGGCGCTGCACGAGAAGCAGGGCGGCATCTGCCCCCTCTGCACCAAGCCGATGCTGCCGGGTGACAAGCTCACGGACGAGCACCTGCGGGCGCTCGGCCTCGGCGGCTCGAACGCCTTCGACAACCGGGCGATGGTCCACACGCCGTGCGCCCTAGCGAAGACGAACGGCGCCGATGGCGACCTTGCCATGATCGCCAAGGCCAAGGCGCAGAAGCGCGCCTCGCTCGGGTTCAAGACCGCCAAGAGCCGGCCGCTTCAGGGCGCGCCGTTCCCGAAGGCCGAGCCGCAGTGCCGGGCTTCCAAGCCACTCGACAAGCCCCGCCTTCCTCCCCGCCAACTCTACGTGGAGCGCTGACCCGTGCCCGTCTCCCGTCCCGAAACACCGACCCACGCGGGCGCCATGATCCGCCACCATCGTAGGCGCCGAGGCATCACCCTCGTTGAGGTGGCCCAGGTGATGGCCGTCTCCGCCGCGACGGTCTCGCGGTGGGAGCGTGGCCGGGAAACGATCCCGTTCCCGCGGCGCGAGGCGCTGGCCGAGATGCTCGGCATCGATCCGACGCGCCTGCTCGAGCCGGGCCCCGTCGAACTGCCCGCCGAGGATCGCCACTGGCTGGAATGCATCCACAGCCTGCCGGCCAGCGAACAGGCCGCGCTGCGCGAACTCGTCGGCATGCGCTCGTTCAACGGGGAGCGCGCGTCATGCTGAACCCCTCCGATCTCGCTTCCACCGATTGGGACGGTCTGTCTGCTGGGCTGCTGGCCCTGGCCGACCGCCGGGCCATCGCCAGCCACCAGGGCCGCCGGATGCTCGAGCAGAAGGTCGTCACGCCCAGCGCGGACGAGCACCGGATTGGCGAGCACGACTTCCCCGCGGTCGAGGCCGAGCTTCAGGAGATCGACCGGGAGTCGGCCCTGCTCGCCCAGACCGCCCGCGCCTTCGCGCAGATCGGCCGCTTCATGGCCGACGATCAGAGCGGCCGGCCGGCGGCCGCAGCGCCCGAGACCGACGCGCGCAGCCCTGCAGCCTTTCGTCTCCTCGCCCGAGCCCTCACCGCCCTCACGGGTGCCCCACGCCGAAATGGAGGGGCAGCCTGATGCGCCCGCTGATCATCGATTCTTTCGCCAGTGGCGGAACCTTCGTTTCCATACGAGAGCCGAAAGGCAGATCTCAAAAAAATTCTGGACGCGTGAGTTGTACTCCCAGCTCTTGCGCGTCTTTCCAGACAATGAAAGCCCAATATTTTTCATCGCTGGACGAAACCTCAAGTAGGAAGCACTCAGGTATTCCAAAGATGCTATCCACCCGCAGTCTGGCGCCTGTCTCTGATCGATCAACTATCCGGCATGAAAGAGGTTTTCCCGTCCGAGGGATGATTCTTGCGGGCCTACCGTCGCTGTATCGGATCGCCCGCCGCTGCTCGACCATGCTGCCGCCATCAGTTCTAAGGTTGCAGAGCGGACGTAGCGGTGAAGTTGTTTTTGCCGAGTTAATGCTCGCAGAGGCTTACAATTGTAAGTCAAGGGCGTCTCTCGTCTCCATCGAGCTCAAAAAAGGGGGAGGCGAGCCGATTAGCAGCGATCTCAGCTTCCACTGCGGGTCTCATCGGCTCAGCGACGCCGGCACGGTCGAGTACGCCTTCATCTCCATCAACCGCCTGCGCGGGCGCCGGAAGCCGGTTGAGTGCGCCGATGTGATGATCGACTGGAGTGCCTTCGGTGGGTTGGAGAATTGGGACCGCTACCGAACGATTTCCTCATCAGCCAGCCACAGTTCTACTGGTGGCGAAGCTCCTTCAAGGTCCACAACAACTTGCCTGAAATCCGCCTCCTCCATGGCCCCGGGCTTTGGCATCGACGTGACATCGCCAACTGCGCGGACGGTCCCTCGTAGCTTTACTGTGCCTACGGTGATCGTCACGGGAGCGCCCTCATGCACGGGGCTCGTGTCATCGCTTAGGTCGGCCATTGGAAGCCTTTCCTATCGACCAAGGAATGGTGCGGTAGAGCACAGTTTCGTAATCGCGGCCACATTCCCTGGGGCGGTAATTCACACGCTGTCCCTCCCACCCGCTGCGGGCCTCGCTGAGGGGGAGCGCGGATGATGGGCGACCTATTCAACCTCGAACGCGCCCTGACACCGGGCGAACGCCGGCAGTTGCGCGGTGGAACGCAGGCGAAAGGCTATGCCGCGATGCCCGGCACCGGGCCGAAGGGCGAGACCTGCGGCTCGTGCGACCACCTCGTGCGGAAGCGGCTCGCCAAGGTCTATCGCAAGTGCGCGCTGATGAAGCGCCACTGGACCGGCGGCAAGGGCACCGACGTGCTCGCGACCGCGCCGGCCTGCCGGAATTGGACTGCCATCGCGGAGTCCACCCCGACCGCTGCCGGTCTCGCTGATGGGGGCGGACGGTGAGCGCGGTCCTGTTCCTCGACATCGACGGCGTGCTTAACTCGCGCGATTGCTGGGCGAGCCTGACCGGCCAGCGGTACAAGATCGACCGGACGAAGGTCGCCCTGCTCAACGAGGTCGTCGCGGCAACCGGCTGCAAGGTCGTTGTGTCCTCGACGTGGCGCAAAGGCGCTTGGTCTGGGCCGCAGGGCTGTCGCGCCATCCTTCGATACTACGGCGTCAGGGCGCGCTTCCCCCGTGATTGGCGGACGATCGAACTACCGGGGCCGGCGGAGGGCGATGCCGCCGCATGGCTCCGGTGGTCCGCCGAGCACACTCGTGTCCGCGGCGAGGAAATAGCCGACTGGCTCAGCCGCAACGGTTCGCCGGCCTATGCCATCGTGGACGACGACAGCGACATGCTGCCCGAGCAGATGCCGCGCTTCGTCCAGACCAGCTTCGAACACGGCCTGACCCGCGAGCACGCGGATCGGCTGATCGCGCTTCTATCCCCCGAACCGACGACCTCGGAGCCGACGCCATGACCTCCCTCCAACAGGGCGCGATTGGCGCCGAGACGAAGACGGCCGGACAGACGATGGTGCTGCTGCCGCTGGACGATCCGAACCGCCCTCTCAACGACAGCGGCTTGCCGTCCGTGATGATCAGGGCTGGCGGAGACGCCTTCCACCGGCTGAAGAGGGACCACAGCCTCGCCGCTGATAGCTGCTCGCTCGCGGTCGGTATCTACCGGGCGATGACAGAGGCGCACGCCAGGGAGATCGCCACACTCTCACCCCGCACGGACGGCGCCGGGGCCGCGGCGGGGGAGGTGGAGCGCGTGACGCTCGCTGATTGCCCGATCGGCCTATTCCTGGCCAGCAGCGGCGCCCTTTGCCTCAAGACGGAGTACCGCAACAACGAGGGTCGCATCGACGCCTACATCGTGGAGAGCGGCGAATTCTTCTGGGGCGGCTCACCGCATAGCATCCCCAGCCAGCGCCGCCAGATGGTGACGCCTGTTCCGCTGGAGCAAATCGCCGACGCGATCCACCTGACTTTCAAGAAAATGGTCTACGCCTCTCCCGCCCCGGCGGCAGGACAGGCCGGGGCGGGGCCGGATAGCCTGCGGGCGCTGATCCGCAGCGTTGCGGCAGAGAACAAGAGCCCATCTCAAGATCCGGCCGGCGAGCGGATTGCGGGGTATCGCCACTTCAACGACGGCATCAAGCGATTGGAAGAGGCTCTGCTGCGTAGGCTGGACGCCCTCGCCTCCCATCCGGCCGGGCAGAGCACCGGGCCGGGGGAAGAGGCTATTGAAGCTGCAATCTCTGCATCGGAGGTTGAGTTTTTCGCAGAGCTTCGCAGACAAAAGGAAATATCAGGGCACATTCAGAACCTAGAAAGCATCGGACGGAACCAGGATGCGAATGGGATCTGCCGCAAGGCAGTTGACGGGGGGATAGCAGCTCTCAAAGCCCTCGCCGCCCGCCCGGTAGCCCCGGAAGCGCAAGGGGCGTGGCAAGACATCAGCACGGCCGAGAAGAAGTCGCGTCCGAGCATCATCGTCGAAACCGAGGTCACGGCGCATGGCCGCACCGACAAGGTCGAGTTCATCGCGCATTGGGCCGAGGATCTGAGCGGCGAAGAGCAGCCGCCCTTCCGTGGCTGGTTCTACGCCACGGGCTACGGGTTCGCGCAGTTGCCCGGCGTTCCGAAGCGTTGGCGCCCTCTGCCCGCCTCGCCGGCCTCCTCCGGTCAGGGAGGGCGGTGAGATGGGCGAGCGCACCTTCATCGACGTGATCGGCGACAGCATCGTCAATCCGCGCTGCGACGACTGCGGCATGTCCATGAGCACGCCGCGGCGGGATCAGATCGGCTTCCCGCGCCAGTGCGGGTTCTGCCAGCAAAAGGCCGAGCGCATCCGTGCGATCGAGATGTCCGACTGGATGAGCCAGGAGCGCCCGCGCAACCGGCGCGTCCACGTCGTGAAGCTTCTCGACTGCATGAGGGCCAAGCCATGACGCCCGCACCCCTCACCGCAGAGGCGCCGGTCGCCGCTCTCGACGGCATGGCGATCCTGCCCCGGCATCCGACCACGGCCATGAAAGAAGCCGCAGCCCGCGCCGTGGGCGGGAGCTGGGACATCGGTCACGAAGCCTATGCGCAGGCCGTTGCTGCGGCACCAGCCGATCTCCTGCCGACCTTGCTCGCATCCCTTCAGCGGGTCACGGCCGAGAGGGATGCCGCAATCAAGACCTGCGAGATGGCAGCCACGTCAGGCGGCTTCTACGCTCGGCACGCTGAAAACGCCGAGGCTCGCGCTGTTCGCGCAGAGGACGCCCTTGCCACCGCCGCCGCCGAGGCCGCCCGGCTCCGGGGTGAGGTGGAGGCGCGCGACTTGGCGATTTTGCTCCTGCTGCCGTTCGTCGATTACGCGGCCGGCGAAGGGCTGATGTTCGTCGAAACCGAGGACGGCGAGCACCCAGAGATGGATGCGGCCGACATCATGGCCGCCGCTGCCAAAGCGCTCGGGCTTGAACTCGGAAGCGACGCGTACCTCGCCCTGCTGCCGAAGGGCTACTTCGCGATCCGCACCGCACTCGCCCGCGCGGCCACGGAGGAGGCGTAGATGCTCGCTCTCTTCGGCCTAAAGCTCCACTGGGGCGACCCGAAGCATCCGACAGAGCTTCGGTCATGGACCGGGGCTCTCGGCAGCAATGATCGCCCCTGGCAGCACTGCTACGTCTCGCACGAGATCGGGCGCTGGTTCGGGATAAGCCACAAACGCAACTGGTTCGCGGGCTTCTTCCTGACGGCGCGGACAGACGAATACCGGGGCTCCGAGCGCCCGCGCTTCGGCTGGGGCGCCGAAATCGGCGAGCGCCCTTCCGGCATTCCGATGGCTGACGAGGCCGCTCCCGCCCTCATCGCCCAGGCCGAACAGGAGGCTTCCCGTCATGGCTGAAGCAACCAAGAGCCTCGCCGCCGAGATCGAGGCGGTGATGCGGAAGCACATCAAGTGCGATGCGACCGGTCTCGCGCCGGCCGTCGCCAGCGTCTTCCTGCAAGGCATCCCCGAGGCCGCCGCCGAGATCGCCGCCCTCCAGGGTCGTACCTTTGAGGACGGGGCGCGGTGGATGAGGGAGAGGGCGAAGCAAGCCTGTGAGACAGAGCGTGAGGTTAGTCGCAATATGGCTGCCGTCTACAGCGATGGCGGCCGCCTCTATGACGAGCTTTGCGGGCAGGCTGACGCCCTCGGCGCCATCGCGGCTACAATCGCCGCCCTCCCTCTTCAGCCCGAAGGGGAGAGCGATGCGTAAACTCAGCGTCGATTGGCTCCGCGAGGAGATGGAGCGCGCCCCCGTCGATTACGCGATGCATGCCGGCCGGGAGCATTCTGGCATTGGCCGAACAGGCGATTTCTTGTCGGAGAGCCAAGCCGCCAGCCTGCGGGCGAAGATGGCCGTGCGCTACGGCGAGTGGACGAACCGCGATCTGCGGCTGGATCTCGCCGAAGACGCAGCCCTCGCCGATCAGGGGAAGGGCGATACCCCACGTCCCGCGCCAAACTCAGGAGGGGACAGATGAACCGCGAGGTGCCCCAGCCGATCCGAGAGGCTTTCGCGAGCAAGGCGACCCTGCCGGCCCCGGCCGTCTGCCGCCTGCTCAGCATCAACGACAAGACCTTGCTCCGGCACGTGAGGGCGGGGAACATCCGCTACGTGCTCAAGGGCCTCGGTGCGGCCCGCCCGCGCCGCGAGTTCACAATGAGCGATGTGCTTGAGTTTCTAGAAAATCAGGGGCGTCGCGAATGTCCGTCTACCGGCCCAAGAACTCGTCGATCTACCTCTTCGACTTTCAGCGGGGAGGTGTACGATTTCATGGTTCTACGGGAGCAACTGAAGAGCGAGAAGCCAAGCGGATAGAGCGGGCCGAGATCAAGAAGGCCGAGGCGCACACCGACTCGGCCAGGAAGAAGAGGCGGGCTCCCATGACGGTCGGCACGGCTGCCGCCCGCTACTACACCGAGGTCGGCCAGCACGCCGCGAAGCCGCGTGAGCTTCTGAAGAACCTCGACCGGATCGTGGAGTGGATCGGCAACGACACACCAATCGCGGAGGTCACCGACGAAGTGGTCTCGCGCCTCGTCGCGCGCCGCCGAGGGGACCAACGCCGCAATGCCGCGCGCGACCGGGCGAAGGGCGCCAAGAAACGCCCCTCGCTCGGGCTCCTTTCGGCCGCCCAGGTCAATCGGTCTTTCACTCAGATCCTCCGGCGCCTCCTGACGCGTGCACGCAAGGTCTGGAAGGAGCCGCTACCGGAAGAGCCGAACTGGACGGCTCACATGCTGTCGGAGCCGAAGGAGCGCGTGCGCGAGTTGCGCCACGACGAGGAAGGCAAGCTGGAGAGCGTTGAGCGCGACGACTACCGCGCGCCCCGTCTGTTCGCGCAGATCACAGGGCTGCGCCGGCGGGAGGTCGCGAGCCTGACGTGGCCGCAGGTCGATTTCAACGCGGCCGTCATCCGCGTCGTCGGGAAGGGCGACAAGCCGCACACCCTGCCGATCACGCCCGAACTGCAGGCGCTGCTCTGGCCCCTGCGCGAGCATCACCCGACCGCGGTCTTTACCTACGTCTGCCAGCGCACTCGAACGTGTCCGCGGTCGAAGCGCCGCTTCGTGAGGGGCGAGCGCTACCCGATCACCTATGAGGGGCTGAGCACGCAGATCGGTCGCAGTATCGTCAAGGCAGGGATCGAGGACTTCCGGCTGCACGACCTGCGCCACACCGCGGCATCCCGGTTCCAGCGGGCGAACAAAGACCTCCGCCTGACGCAGACGCTCCTCAATCATTCGAGCCCGAAGATGACGGTTCGGTACGCGCACGTGAACGAGGACGACATGCGCGAGGCGCTGATCCAAGCCAGCCTCGACAATGCATCTCGACGCACGAAGTCCCGAAGAAAGTCCCGAAGTCAGGCTTGAGGGTGCAGCAAGTAGTTGCCCCACAACGGCAATCAGGATTGGCCCGCCCGCCTTCTAAGCGGCAGGTCGTAGGTTCGAGCCCTACCGGGGTCGCCGGCTACTCCCAGAAAATTCAATATGTTGTGCCCCGGGGCGCCTTCGTGTGGCGCTCCCTGGCGAGAACATATGCGGCCCAATGTGGGAGTTCCGTTGGACTTCCTCGCAGCGGATCCCACGGCGGGTCCCACCGAATCAAGGTGGGCCATGCCGTCCAAAGCCCCCATTCCCCCCGGGGGGGGAATGACGAGCTAATATCGAAAGGGCTCTGCGATGCCTGCGGATTGACCGACGCCAATGCCCTCTACGCGGACGGCCACACCCACTGTTTCGCCCACGGAGTTCGGGCGCCGCAGTCTGGCGGCGGATCTCGGCGGGAGCCGTTCCTGTGGGAGTTCGAGAGGCAGGTACTCCAGCACCTTTTCGACCGCTCGCGGATGCCCCCTACCGGAAGTCCGATACCTGGAAGCTAGAGGCCGCCGCCTTCCGCTACGGCTACTTTCTATCGGACTTCAAGGGGCACACCATCCAAGTGCCCCCCTACTTCGGGCACGACGGTGAGCCCGTCTGTCAGAAGGTTTGACTACCCAACAAGGAGTTCCTGGTCCTCAAGGAGCCCGGCACCGCGTCGATCGGGGAGTGCCAGCTCTTCGGCCGTCACGTCTTCGGGGGCTGCTACGACCGTAAGGTGGTGACCAAAGGCGAGCTGGACGCCATGAGCGTGGCCCAGGCGACCGACTTCAAGACTGCTGCGGTGTCGGTGAACGCCGGGGCCAAGACCGCCGCGAGGTGCCTCAAGGCCAACTACCTCTGGCTCGACCCCTTCGAGGAAATCATCCTCTGGTTCGACAACAACGAGCCCGGCCAAGCGGCGATGGCGGAGTGCGCCGGCCTCTTCAAGGTGGGCAAGGTGAAGATCGCCGAGGCCCACGAAGGTGCCAAGGACGCGAGCGATCTCCTCCAGGCCAATCACCCCGGCGACATCACCACGGCCATCCATGCGGCGACCAAGTGGGTTCCCGCGGGGATACGGAATGCTGCCGATCTGGCCGACGACGTGTAG